TCAAAGGCTTCGTCCGGCCCACTTCACCCTCCCGAATATCCGCATCGGCAAATGCCGAGGCGCTTCCTCTGGAGGAAACAGCTCGCGATTGTCCGAGATCATGATGACCGCGTCGCCAGTGCGGCGCAAACGTTTGACGTAGGCTTCGTTGCCGAGCCCGAATACGTAAATCTTGCCTTCCACGATCTCCACCGCCGCCGGCGACACGTCGACGAGCAGCGTATCGCCATCATGAATCGTCTCCTTCATGCTTTCGCCACTGGCTTCCATCAGGCGTGCGTGCTGCGGGGCGACGCCGACGTGAGCAAGAATCGCGCGGGGAAACCGGACGTGATCGGCGAGTTCGTCAAGGATCAGTGCGCCGCGCCCGGCGGCGGCCTTGAAAGCAAGCTTCTGGATTGGCACGTCGTCGGGATCGGCCTGCGGATTGTCCGGCGTAATCCGCACGAGCGGTGGTTGCCGCGCTTGAGCGCGCCCGGAAACGATCCAATCTACGGGAAGCATCGTTTCTGCTGCCAATGCGGCCACAGCGTCAACCGGAACCTTGGCTCCAGTACGATAGCGCGAGATCGCGTATCGAGCGCCGGAACCCATGAGGTTTTCTAGCTGCTCCGCGGGAATCAAAGTCGACACGATCGCTAGCCGATCTCCGACCGTGAGATGCGTCCAGTCGGGCAATGCGGCGTGATCAGGGACCTCCATTAAAACCTTCGAAAATTCCCGAATCTGCTTAGCCGACAAGCGGTTCTTACCGATTTCGGCAAAATCATCGGCCTTGAAGATGGTTTCTGAGCCGAAATCGCTTGTCTTTTTTGCCATTTTCACTCAACATTGCTTCGTTCGTTGCATTTCCGATGATTCTAACTTCATTCTTGAACCGAAATCGCTCAATGATGATCCCTCAAGGCTGGCATCGGGCCGACGTCGTAGCCGCAATTCATAAGCGCAATACGTCGCTCGCCGAATTGGCCCGCAACAACGGCTTGGCCGACGCCACTCTCCGAGCCGCCTTGTCTTACCCACGCAAGCCTTCCAACGAAATCATAGCTGATTTCCTTGGCAAAAATCTGCACGAGCTTTGGCCTCACTGGTTCGACAGTGAGGGAAATTTAATTGTCAAAACTCGTACCCGAAGCGCTGCTCAGAGGTCGACTCAGAAGCGTACAGCAAAACTGAGCCCGACCGGGGGGCGCGTATGACGACGCGCCTCTGCCCCCATTGTGCAAAGTTGGTTGCGGATGAATTAGTCCCGGCCTTCGAACGCGCGCGCGCTGCATGGGGAAGCGATCTTCCCGACTGGGTTGAGGCGTTGGCGCGCGAGCTGGATCGTAGCGGATTTACGGGTCTATGGGCTGGTCGGCGCGCCATCCTGTCGCCGGCCGTGACTCGTTGCACGATCGAGAACCGTCTCCCCCCACACATCGATACAACGTCGATTGAAGCCCGCGTCCGCGCCGCGCTGATGGTGGGCGAAATCGAAGGTCTGATCTCGCGTCTTAACGACGGAGACACGCATGCGTGACTCAGTCGAGATGACCGTCGATCTGCTCAACGTCGACGATGCCAGCCTCCTGGTCCGCGACCGCGCCACCGGCGTCGAGCACAGGCTCGGCTTCGAAGGCATCGCCATCGGCTCCAATTTCAACGGCGACGGCTACAGGCTGATCGTGCCGGCAGTGGTCGCCCTCGCCATGGGGATCAACCATGCCGCGTGACCGCTTCGAGCTTCTCCGCTTCGTCGTCGCGCTGCTTGTCTTGGCCGGTTTCTCGCTCGCCGGCTTGATGGCCCGCATCAGCCACGATCAAGGCTGCGTCGCGTCATCGACCCTCCGGCCGGCTATTGCCGTACACGTCGCGAGGCAGCCATGAGGTTCGCGCTCGCCACACCGCGCGGTCCACGCTTCTTTACAGGTCGATACGATCAATCGACGCCCATCCCGACGCCGTACACAACCGCGCACCCCGATCGCGCGCGCGAATACGACGATCGCAACGTCGCGCGACTGGAGTCCGAATATCTCAACCTGCTCGATGGTCTCCGCGCCCGCGAGCCGCGCCGCAACTGGATCGTCGTCGAACTGCCGGAGGCGTGGATATGACGCGCCGCCGCGATGCCAGCACGCCGGACCTGTTTCGCGACTTCACGCCGCCTCCGGTAGTTGAGCGTTTCGCGCCGGAGCGCGTCAAGGCCGCGCGCTGCTCGGCCCGCGTTGCCCGCGCCGTCGCCGAGGCGATCAAGGAATCCGGCCGATCGCGCGATGTCGTTGCGAACATGATGGGCGACTACCTCGGCGAGACCATCACGGTCGCGATGCTCGATCAGTATTCATCCGTGGCCAACGAGCGCAATAATATCCCGGCGCACCGTCTGGTCGCGCTTCTCGCCGTCACCGGCGACCTGCGCCTGATGAATGCGCTTCTCGCCGACACCGACGTGATCGCGGTTCACGCCAAATACGAAGCGCTGATCCGCCGCGAAATGGCGAAGGAAGCTCGCGACAAGCTGGACCGCGAGATCAATGCCGCCGACGCTCAATGGAGGGCCGGCCGGTGAAGTTGTTTTTATCCGCCGCCGAGATCGCAGAGTTGAGGTTGCCCGGCCTGCCAGCAAGCAAGCGTGGCGTGCTTTTTGCGGCAGAACGGCAAGGCTGGACCTCCCGACTGCGTAACGCGCGCGGCGGTGGCCTCGAATACGCGGTCGATTCGCTGCCTTCCGAAGCGCGCGTCGCCTATGTCGGCCAGCACATCGACGCGATTGAAGTCCCCGCCTCAATGGCGCGCGACGCCGCTGCCGAGCCCGAGGCCGTCAATGTCAAAGGCGGCGCCGCGTCGGCCCGCGATGCGCGGCTCGCCATTCTCGGACTAGCCGACAAGATCGCCGCGGAGGCCGGCGTTGGGCACAAGCGCTCCGACCGCCACTTCTGCGACCTTTACAACGCTCCCGATGCTCTCGACGTTGCTGACTGGATTCGCGCCGAGGTCAAGCACCTCGCGCCACGCACGCTGGCCCGGTGGCGCGCCCATGCGAAGGCTGGTCGCAAGTCGAAGCTGGCGGTTGATCGCGCCGCAGCCCGCAAGGGCACTGGCGTTCTCGATCGCGCAAACGACGGCGAGTTGAAGGTCGCGGTGCTGGCGCTGCTCGCCAAGCAGCCGCAACTTACCGCACACCACATCCGCGCCCTGATCGCCGATCGCTTTCCGAAGGTGATGATCGGCGATCGCGTGTTTGATCTTCCTCCGATCCGCACCTTTCAACACGCCTTGAAGGCATGGAAAGCGAGCTATCGCGTCGAGCTCGAGTCCATCCGCAACCCCGACGGCTTCAAATCAACCATGCGCTTCGCCGCGCGCGTGGCGAATCCGGCGATGCGCCTCAATGAAGTGTGGCAGATCGATGCCTCGCCGGCGGACGTGTTGACGACGGACGGCCGTTACCATGTCTACGTCTGCGAAGATATCTGGTCGCGCCGCATGGTCGCGCTGGTGACCAAGACGCCGCGTGCCGCCGCGGTGGGTCTTCTCATCCGCAAATCAATCCTCTCATGGGGCGTGCCGGATCGGATCAAGACTGACAACGGCTCGGATTTCATCGCCCGCGTCACGCAGCGCCTGTTCGCTTCTCTCAATATCGAGGTCGAGCTGGCACCGCCTTTCTCGCCAGAGAAAAAAGGCCACGTCGAGCGCGCAATCGGAACATTGCAGCGCGGCCTGATGCGGACACTTCCCGGATTCATCGGCCACAGCGTTGCCGACCGCAAAGTGATTGAGAATCGGAAGAGCTTTTCAAAACGCCTCGGCGAGAAGCCGGAGGATATGTTTGAGGTTGATCTGTCGGCCGCGGAGCTGCAGACGCGGGTCGACGATTGGTGCAAGGATGTTTATGGCCGCGCGCCCCATGCAGGGCTTAAAGGCCAGACGCCGTTCGCCAAAGCTGCCATGGCGGCAGTGTCGATCCGCAAAATCGAAGATGTCCGCGCCCTCGATATGCTGCTCGCGCCGGTCGCGGGCAAGGATGGTTTGCGCGTGGTCACCAAGACCGGCCTTCGCATCAACGACACGCATTATATCGGCGGCTTCCTCAACGTCGGTGACACCGTGCTCGTGCGGATGGACACCGATGACATGGGCCGCGCCTATGTTTTTGAGACGGACGGCGAGACCTATCTCGGCGAAGCGGTCGCGCCGGAACTTGCGGGCGTCGATCCGGCGGCGGCGATCGCTGCAGCTCGCGCCGCGCAGAAGCGTCACATCAACGAGCGCATGGATCAGGTTAAGCGCGAGGCGCGGCGGATCAAGGCGAAGGACTTCGCCTCGGCTATCCATCGGCAATCGCTGGTCGATGCCGGCACGCTGGTTGAATTTCCGAAGTCTTCAAGAGTGCATGAAACCCCGGCGCTCACCGCCGCGGCGAGCGCATCGAAGCCGACTGAAACTGTACATTCCGACGCCATCACGGCGTTGGCCGAGCAGCTCCGTGCCGAGGAAGCCTCCGCGCCGGCCGCCAAGGTCCGCAAGCTGCGGACGCAGGAGACCTCACACCAGCGCTGGAATCGGGCGCGCGCCATCGAGGCGCGGATCGCCTGCAATGAATTCGTGGATGCCGATGACCTGCTTTGGCTCGGTGGGTACCGCGAGGGTCCCGAGTACAGAGGCTTTCTCGACACATACGGAGAAGCCGATCCCGTTGCAATTAAAGGACTTGAATAGAATGTCGTCTCGCTCGTCTCACGAAGTCAAAGGCCCGGTGCCGATCAAGAATGTCGCGGCCTTCATGGTCATGACCCGCCGCTTGATCGAACGCGCCGCTCACTTGCCCGGACTCGGCGTCTGCAGCGGTCCGTCCGGCTACGGCAAAACCTACGCTTCTATATTTGCGCAGAACAAATCCAACGCGGTCCGCGTCGAGGTCGGCGATAGCTGGACTCGCCGTACCTTCCTTCGCGCGATCTTGCGCGAATTTGGCGAAACCGTCCTGGTCAAGGCGACGACGGCGGATATGGCCGAACAGGCGATCGCCTGCCTGGGCGAAGACCCCGACCGGCCGCTGATTGTCGACGAAGCCGACAAGCTTGTCGACAAGGGCATGATCGAGATCGTGCGCGAGCTGCAGGAATCTTCCGGCGCACCGATCATCCTGATCGGCGAAGAAAAGCTGCCGGCGAAGCTGCTCACCGTCGAGCGTGTGCATAACCGCGTGCTCGACTGGTTCCAGGCACAGCCCTGCGACCTCGACGATGCCCGCGAGCTTGCCAGGGCGTTCGTGCCAGGCGTGACCATCAAGGATGACCTTCTCGACACGATCCGCTCGGCGTCTGGCGGTCGTGCGCGCCGCATCGTTGTGAATCTGGCCCACGCCTCCGAGCTCGCCCGCAATCAGGGCCTCAAAGCCATCGATCTTAAGGTGCGGGCGAGCGAGCCGTTCTTCACCGGGGAGCCGCCGCAGGTCCGGCACGTCGAGGCATATCAACGCAAGCCCAAGGCGGCCGCGTGATGCCCGTCAACCATGGAAAGATGCTGAGGTTGCGAGTGCCGGTGCCGACGCGCAATCTCATCGGCGGCACCGCGCAAGAAGCGCTGTGGGTTGCTATCCGCAGCCTCAAGACATTCACAACGCGCGAGCTGGCCATCGCGGCGTCGACGGACACACTCGTCATCCAGCCCGAGGTGGCTGATCGATACCTGCGACGGCTGCGCGACGCAGGATATCTCACGCTCCATCGCGACGCGGCAGCCAAATCGGACGCGTGGCGACTCTTGCCGCGCATGAACACCGGCCCGAAGCCGCCGATGCTGGTGCAGGTCTCACTGATCTTTGACCGTAACCAAAGGGCGGTTTTTGACGGCCCGCATAGCGAGGAGATCGTGCTTTGAAACAGAAAGTCGATTTCCTCGCCAAGGCTCGCAAGGCATGGGGTGCGCCGCCCGACTGGATTGTCGAACTTGCGCAGGAGTGCAACCGCACCACGGCGGCGAGAGCCGCCAAGCGCATCGGATATTCGTCGGCCGTGATCAGCCACGTTCTGGCGCATCGATATCCCGGCGATATCGACCGCGTGGCCGCCAAGGTGCGCGGCGCTCTCATGGGCGAGACGGTCGTGTGCCCGATCGTCGGCGAGATCGGCCGCGATCGCTGCCTCAATGAGCAGCGCATGGACAACACCGGCGCATCCTCGATCCGCGCGAAGCTGTATCGCGCCTGCCGCGGCGGTTGCCCGCATTCCCGTCTTACTCAGGAGGACGAGTGATGTTTGCGCGCAAAGGAGAAAAGCCTGTCGGCGTCGATTTCATCGCCAATGCCCGCGCGGGCTGGGGCGATCCAATGCCCGACTGGATCGAGACGCTCGCGATCGAGGCCAACCGGACGAACCTTGGCAAGACGGCGCATCGCATCGGTATCCGCCGCAACGTGCTGTGCAGTGTGCTGTACAACAAGTATAGCGGGAACCTTGCGAAGATCGAAGAACGTGCCCGCGAAGCTCTTCCGCCGCCGCCGACTGATTGTCCCGTGCTCGGCGCGATCGAGCAGAAGCGCTGCCTGAATGAGCAACGCATGGACAACACCGGCGCATCCTCGATCCGCGCGAAGCTGTATCGCGCCTGCCGCGGCGGCTGCCCGCATTCCCGTCTCACTCAGGAGGATAACGATGCTGGCCGCTGATCTCGCTTTGTTGCGCGACACCTTCGACGCCTGGTGTCGCGGCGATCCCTGTCCCGATGCGACCGCATGGCATCAGTTCCGGCGCGATCTCCATGCCGCCGCGAGTAAGGCCGCGATGGCGGAAGTCGGCATCGCCCTCGACACTTTCAAGGTGCTCGCAGAGTGCCTGAAGGGCGACACCAACGTGCGGTTGTTGCCGAGCGCGTTCGGCCCGCGCGATCGTCGACAGGGTGCGTCATGACCGATCCCGTCACCACACCCGACGCCCCGCCAGTCGCGCCGGCCTTGCCGACCCTGGCCGAACAGGTCGCGGCGATTTCGGCGAGCGATGTTCTCGCCATCGCCGCCGCGATCCTCAAAAGCGGCAAGCGCCGCGCGTTGCAAGCCTCAACTGTCGAGATCATGGCGCTTGCGCGCGCGTATCGCGATCACGCGCGGCTCGCCGAACTCACGCTCTCGCTGCTGCTCACCGCCGACGATCTGCAGGCCGAAGGCAACGCCGACCGCCGCACCGCGCTGCGCAGCGCGGTGAATACTCAAATCGACATGGTCGCCCAGGCGCTGACCGATCTCGGCTACGGCCGCGAGAACGACCCAACCCCAACCCCAACCGAAAAGGAGACGACGAATGGTTAAGGCAAGGGCGATGGCTGCCGTTGCGGTGCGCGTGCCGCAATCCCGCGAGGAAGCGACCGCGATGCTGGCCGAATACGGCAAGGTCATGCGCGATATCGAGCATCTTGAAACCGATTTGAATCAGGCGCTCGCCGATACGAAACAGAAATACGTCGATATGACCCAACCGCTGCAGGCAGCGGCGAAAGACCTGTTCAAGGGCTTGCAGACGTATTGCGACGCCAATCGCGCCACGCTCACCGGCGGCGACAAAAGCAAGACCGTCGATCTCGGCACCGGCAAGGTGTCGTGGCGGCATAATCCGGCCAAGGTCAGCTTTCGCGGCAAGGTGGATGATGTCATTGCGCGCATCAAGGATGCCGGTGCCGAATTCGCAGGCTTCCTGCGCGAGACGGTCGAGATCGACAAGGTCGCGATGCTGCGCAACCCGAATCTCGCCAAGAAGATTGACGGCGTGAAGATCGCCTCAGCCGGCGAGACCTTCACCGTCGAGCCGTTCGCCGACGAGCAGCTTGCGGAGGCGTCATGATGTCTGCGCCGCAGATGCACATGGCGCTAGCGCCGCAATTCGGCCTGACCTCGCGCGAGCGAGAATGTCTGGACGTCATTCAGGCGCATATCGCGCGATACCGTTCCAGCCCGTCATATGACGACATCGCCGTTGGTCTTGGAGTGTCATCCAAGTCCAGCATTCACCGCCTTGTCACCGGCCTCGAAAAGCGGGGCCACATCGTCAGACAGTTTGGGAGCAAGCGCTCGATCGCGCTTGTGGGCGCGGCGGCTGCGCCATTGCCGGGCTACACGTTGCCGCCGACCGTCGAGGTGGCGCTGCGCGCTCATTGCCGCAAGAGCGGGGACGATCCCGCCGATGTCATCGTTGACGCCGTCGCCCTGTTTCTCGACGACGCCGGCGAGCGGGTCGCGTCGGCATGAAACAGACTCGGACCATCCGCCTGTCGGACGCCGAGCGGGCGGCGCGCGCCGCCCGCATGCGCGCCCTGCAGGCCGACCCGAAGTTTCAGGCCGCGCGGAAAGCCGCGATAAAGCAGCAAACAGCGGATCGGCGTGCCGCGCAGGCGGAACTGATGCGGCGGATGAACGCCGATCCTTCGTTCATCCTCAAGAAGCGCGCCGCGCAGGATCTGGCGCGCATCCAGGCCATCAAGATTCCCGAACACACCATTCCGGTGGTGCGCGGGCTTTTCGTCGAAATGAACGAGCAGCGCGCCACGCTGGCCGACGTGGCCGAGCGCGCCGGCATCGGCGTCGACACACTCCGCTTCTGGCGCTTCCGCAGCATGCCGCGCGCCGACCTGCTCGATGCCGCCCTCAACGCCGTCGATCTTGAACTCGCGATCGTCCCGCTCGGCACGCGCGACGGGAACGGCTTCGCCAAGAAAGGATGATCCACATGAGCCTCTCTTCTCAGCCAGCCTCCACGTCGATGATCGCGACCATTCACACCCTGAAATCCCGTGTCGGCATGGATAATGACACCTATCGCGATTTTCTCGCGCGCGAGACCGGCAAGCGGTCGGCGAAAGCGTTGAGCACTCGGGAGGCCGTGCGCGTCATCGAGAAGCTGCGCGACGCGACCGGCGGCGCGGCGGCGTCCGGCGCGGTCGCCGGCCTCGACAGCCCGATCGGCGGCAAGCTCCGTGCGCTGTGGATCGCCGCCTATGATCTTGGCGTGGCCCGCGACCGCACGGACCGCGCCATGCTGTCATTTCTTCAGCGCCAGACAGGCGTGTCACACACCCGCTTCCTGCGTGACGCCCGGTCGGGGACCGCTGCGATCGAAGGCCTGAAGGCATGGCTGTCCCGCGCCGCCGGAGTCGAATGGCCGGATAGCGGCAACGTCATCGCCAGCAAGCGCGCTGTTATCGACGCTCAATGGGCGCGGCTGATCGCGCTCGGCGCGGTCAAGAAGATCGGCGGCGCGGTCGATCCGATGAACGACCTGCTCGGCTACGCGGCGCGCATCACATGGCTGCACGACTGGAACGCGATGAATGAGCGTCATTACGATGACGTTCAGAAGGCGCTCGGCGGCAAGCTGCGCGCCGCTCTGCACGGAGGTCGGCCGTGACGACAGCACGCGAGACCTGCCTGTGTTGCGAGGGGCGAGGCGTTGTCATGTCGGCCGCAGGAGAGCCGCGACCGTGCAGCCGCTGCCGGGTCGAAGATTTCAACGCGTGGTCGCGTTGTCGCGCGCCGCATGTGGGAAAGGAGCACTCGTCGTGAGCTTTATCAAACGCGATTCAAAATACGATTGGCGCAAGTATCTGACGCCTGACGAGCGCGCGCTTCTTGAGGCAGCCGACGAAGCCAAAGCGCGCTGGCAGGAACTGAACAAGTCGCGCGCGGGAATTCAAAACAGAGCAACGGCTCGCGCGATCTATAACATCCGCAGGAGGGCGCACCCATGAACCGGCCGGTCACGGACACGGAGCTCACGCGGGCACAGAAGGAATCGGGCTGGAGCGAGACCAGGGTGCGCGTTCTTACATCGCTCTGGAACGCCGGCATCAGCGCCTCCGAATGCGCCTCGCTGCTCGGCAGCGTCACGCGTAACGCCGTCATCAGCAAGGTGACGCGCGCCGGTTTGGCCGCGCCGGGCCGGGTGCATCCCAAGCCGTGCAATGGCCACGCGGCGTGCCCGCGCGAGAAGCCGGCGCGGACCTCACGCGCCCGGACTCCTGGTCCCGCGCCAAAGCGGGACGAGCCGCTGCCGCCGAAGATCGATGACTTCGCGATTCCGGCCAGCCAGCGCCGCTCCCTCGTGCAGCTCACCGCCGATTGCTGCCACTGGCCGGTCGGCGATCCGCTTGAGCCGGACTTCTTCTTCTGCGGCGCGCCGGCGCGCCAGGGCGGTCCGTATTGCTCCGGCCATCACGCTCGCGCGGTCGAGCCGCGCACCGGACGGAGGCCGATCCCGTGAGCGGTCAGGAGAAAATCGAGTCCCTGCTTAAGCAGATGAGCAAGCTCTCCTGGCCGGCGAGAGCCGCGTTGCTGGCACAGTTGACGGAACAGCATGGCGAAGGTTTCGCCGACGTTGTCCGGCGCGAGTTCGCGCGCCGCTATCCCAAGGAGGCCAGCCGATGAAATCACCCCGCGCCGATATCATCCGCGTGTCCGACCATGCGCTGCTGAGGTTCGTCGAGCGCGCCGGCGGGCTGGATATCGAGGCGCTGCGAAGCGCTCTTGAAGGCTCGCTGAAACGCGCCGTCCAGGCGGCCTCTGACATCGGCACCGGGGATCTGACGATCCAGGCCGACGGCCTGACCTACATCGTGCGCAACAACGTCATCGTGACCATCCTTCGATGACAGAGAAGCTGCCCGGCGTGCTGGCGGAGATTGCGGAGCTGATCGGCGAAGCCGGCGCTCTGGCGATCGCCGCGCGCCGCGGCGGCACCCGCGTCTACTTCCCGCAGAAGGTTCCGGCCGATCACTGGCTTGTCGCCTGCGTCGGCCTCAAGGCCGCCGCCATGGTCAGCGAGCGCTTCGGCGGCGAGACCTGTGACATCCCGCTCGTGATCGGCGGCACCTACCGGCAGTTCATCCGCGCCATAGCCGAGCGGATTCATGAGCTTGACGGGACGGGCGATTCCCATGCTCATGAGATCGCCCACCGCCTCGGCGTGACGCAGCGCACCGTGCATCGCCACCGTGCGCATCATCGCGGCGGCCACCGCGACAAGAGGCAGAAAGACCTTTTCTGACCTCGCTGCTCCGTCTCCGTGTTTCACGTGGATCGTCTGACACCTGTCAGATGGCGCTAATCGGGTAATTACGGGATTCGTGAGGCTCCGCTGCCGGAGCCTCACTGATGACCCTGTTCGAACAATCGCTCGCCGTCACCCTGAAGCACGAGGGCGGCTTCTCCCACCATCCGCGCGATCCGGGCGGCGTCACGCTCGAAGGCGTGATTCAGCGCGTCTATGACGCCTATCGCTGCCGTCACGGTCGCGATTTGCGGCCCCTGACGCCGGCGATGCGCGGGCAGCCGGACTGGATCGCGGAGCGAAACGCCATTTACAAGCAGCAATATTGGGACGCCGTTCGCGCCGACGAGCTGCCGCGCGGCGTGAGCCTCGTCGTGTTCGACGGCGCGGTGAACTCCGGGCCGTATCAGAGCGCGCTGTGGCTTCAGCGCGCGCTCGGCGTTGCGGCCGATGGCCACGTCGGCATCAACACCATCAACGCCGCGCGCCAGCACCCTGACCATGACGCGCTGATCGCCGCGATCTGCGCGCGGCGGTTGGGCATGCTGCAGAACTTGAAAACGTGGTCCACCTTCGGCAAGGGCTGGAGCGCGCGTGTCGCCAGCGTCAAGGCGATCGGCCAGGCCTGGGCGAGCGGTTCGGTCGGCCCGGCGCCGGTCGAAGCCTTCGGCGTCGCCAAGGCGTATGCCAGCGACGTGATGCAGCCGGCGATCGACGCTGATACCTCGACCAGGAGCGCTGTCGGCGGTGGCGCGCTCGCCGGGCTTATCCAGGGCGCGCAGGCGCAGTTGCAGCCCTTCCTCGGCACCGCCGACTGGCTCACCAACATCTATCTCGGTCTCACCATCGCCGGAATCGTCGTCGCGGTCGGTGGCGTCGGCTATTCGATCTATGCCGCGCACAAGTCCCGCGTCGCGCGACGCGCGATCGAGGGTGACGTGCTCGGGGTGCCGGCATGATCGGCGCGGTGATCACATGGCTCGCCACCTCGAAGGTCGGCCGCGCGCTCGCGGCCGGGTTGGGCATCGCGGCCGCGATCGGCCTTGCGTTCGCGAAAGTGTTTTCGGCCGGCAAGGCCGTCCAGCAAGCCAAACAGCAACGCCAGTCACTCGATAACCTGCGGGAGCGCGCGAAAAAGAATGATGAGGTTCGGACCCTTAATGGTGATGATCTGCGCGAGCGTCTTGGTCGCTGGGTGCCAGACAACGATGAACGGTAGCGCCTGCGACGGCTGGGAGCCGATCCGGATGCGGGCCAGCACCGTTGATGAGATCGCGCGCAACGACCTGACGGCCGCCGCCAGCATCCTCGCCCACAACGAGCACGGCGAGCAACTTGGATGCTGGAAGGCGCGCCCGTGAGTGCGTTGAGCATCGAATTCGGCGCGCTGGCGTCGTGGCTCAGCGTCATCACGTCAATGGGGACACTGATATTTGTGGTCATCACACATCGATCCGGCCGCAACGAGACGCGCATCGCCGAGGTTGAGGGCAAGGTGGAGACCAAGGCCAGCAAGGATCATGTCTCCAATCTGGCCGCGAAGATCGACGTCGCCGAGGACAAGATCACGCGCATGCAGAGCCATATCGAGCACATGCCGGATAAGGACACGACGCACCGGCTGGAGCTGGCGATCGGCGAGCTACGCACCGAGATGCGCGGGATCTCGGAAAAGGTCAAACCGATCTCGGCCATGGCCGATCGGATTCAGGAAGTGCTTTTGGAAAAGGTTGCCCGATGACTGATATCATTCGCGAAGAAGCGCGCCTCATCATTCTGAAAGAGCTTCATTCGGAGGACAACGGTGCGGCCAGCGATTCGCGGCTTGGCTCCGTGCTCGATATGGCTGCCATCAACAAATCTCGCGATTGGTTGCGGGAGGAATTGCGCTGGCTCGCCGACGTCGGCGCGGTGAAGCTATCGAGCTTCGGCTCGTGCGTCATCGCGGAACTGACGGCGAAGGGTGCGGAGCACGTCGAGCGTCGTCTCATAATCCCAGGCATTCGACGGCCGTCGCGGCCGAGGGACTGATCCATGGCGCGACATGGGCGGGCGAAGCGCGGGCGGCTGTCGGCGATCGACACGCTTCCTGATTGGGCTGATGAGGCCAAGCTGTGGGCATTCGAGCAACTCAAGGAGCGCAAGCTCTCGCAGCTTGAAATCCTCGACGGCTTCAACGCGCGCTTGAAGGCGGCTTCATTGAGCCATGACGCGGCGGCCGAGCCGCCCGTGATCTCGCGCTCCGCTTTCAATCGCACCGCGTTGCGCATCGCCATTCTGTCCCGCCGCTTAGAAGAAACCCGCGAGATCGCCCGCGTCATCGCGCCGAAGCTGGAACAGTCCGGCGACGACAACCTGACGCTGATGGTTGCCGAGACGCTCAAGACGCTGATCAGCGAAATGCTCGGCAACGCCGGCGATCTGTCGCCGGATGGCGACACCGCCGAAATGCTGATGATGACCTCGCGCGCGCTCAAGCACGCCGTGGAATCGCAGAACCTCAGTCACGCGGGCCGCCGCAAGATCGAGGAAGAACTGCACGCCAAGGCCAGGGCCGCCGTCAACCAGGTCGCCAAGGTCAAGGGCATTTCGCAGGAAACCGCCGACGCGATCGTGTCGCAGATTCTCGGCATCGAGAAGAAGGGATGATGGTGCAGCATGTCGTCGTCTCCCGATCGCATTCCATGTCTCAACCCTCACTGCCGGCGTACGGCCGCGCGTAGCTCTGCCGACGATGCGGACGCAAAGATCGTGTGCGGAAAGTGCTGGCGGTTGCTGCCCGCAGAGATTCGCGCTGACTGGAAAAAATTCACGGCGCATGAGCGAAGGATGCGCCGCCGCGTCGAGCGTCGGATTGCGAAAGGGTCGATCCGACGCGAAACGGTCGAGCAGGTCGGCAGGCTGCTGTGCGCGCGTCATGATCGCATCTGGCAGCGGATCGAAAGCTACTTCACCGTCCAGGCACAGCCGGTCGGCCTTGAGGGATTCTTGCAGGAGGTCGGGCTTTGATCGATCTTCCCGACATCGCCCTGTCGGTTCGCCAGCCCTGGGCTTGGGCGATCTTTCATGGAAAGGACTGTGAGAATCGTGGTCCGCTGATGTTGCGGCATCTGCCGAAACCGATCGAGCGGCGCATCGCGATCCATGCCGCAAAAGGCATGACGCGCGACGAATACGAAGGCGCGGCCGAGTTCATGGCGAAGATCGGCGTCACGTGCCCGCCGGCTCATGAGCTGCAGCGCGGCGGCATCATCGGCAGTGTCGATGTCACGAGCGTCACGAAGCCGAGCCAGCCGCCGCAGAGCCGGTGGTATTTCGGCCCGCGCGCCTTGATGCTGGCGAAAGCCATACCTTGCGGCTTCATCCCGGCCGTCGGCGCGCTCGGATATTTCAGGTGGGAGCGAGCCGACCCTTCGATCGTGCCACCGCCCGCGCGATGGATGCTGCCCGCTGGCCAGAAATCCAGAAAGCCAGATTTCGTTACTGATGGGCGTCAACTTGATCTTGTCGAGCTTGTGCAGGACGGGCTCTCGCTGATCGATGCGAGGACGGCATGACGTGGGTCAACATCGTCGCCGCGATCCTCGGCCCGATCGGATTCATCGCGCTCGCGCGCGCATGGCTCGGCATGGCCTTTAACGGCCAGCGCGATGAATGGGCCGGGATCTGTGCGGTAGTCGCCATCGTCAGCTTCGGCATGCTCTGGCTGGCGGGGGTGAAATGATCGACGCCGCGCCGCGCCAGATCACGGAAGCCGAATGGATCGAGGCTCGCCGCGCCGGCCTCGATGTCGGCATGCAGCTCGCGCAATCGGCCAGCGGCATCGACGGCGTGCTGCTCGGCCATCAGAAGCGGCTGCTGACCGCGACCCATATTTACCGCGTGGTGCTCTGCGTAAAGTCGCGGCGTATCGGGGCAACGTGGGGCATCGGCTCCGACGCCGTTCTGACGTCGTCGAAGGCGCGCACGGCCCGCGGCATGGATACCTTCTACATCGGCTACAACCTCGACATGGCGCGCGAGTTCATCGACGTGTGCGGCATGTGGGCACGGGCGTTCAACGCCGCCGTGTCGGCCACCGAAGAATTCATGTTCGATGACGGCAACCCGGATAAAGGCATCCAGGCGTTCCGCATCCAGTTTGCGTCCGGTTTCGAGATCATCGCGCTGGCGTCGCGACCGCGCTCGCTGCGCGGCCGGCAGGGCTTCGTCATCATTGATGAGGCGGCGTTCCACGACGATCTCGCTGGCGTCATGAAGGCGGCGCTGGCGCTGCTGATCTGGGGCGGCCGGGTTCTGGTGATCTCGACGCACTTTGGAGCCGACAACTACTTCAACAAATTGATCGAGGACGCACACGGCAAGCGCAACAGCTATCACGTCCTGAGTTGCGACTTCGACGAAGCGCTTCACGACGGCCTCTATCAGCGCGTCTGTCTGCGCACCGGCGAGACCTGGTCGCCGGAGGCCGAGGCCGCGTGGCGTGCCGGCGTCATCAACGACTACGGCGACGACGCCGACGAAGAGCTGTTTTGCATCCCCTCAAAAGGCGGTGGCGCATACTTCCCGCGCCCGCTTGTCGAGGCGCGGATGAACGGCGATCTGCCGGTGTTCCGCCTGGAGCGGCCGGACAGCTTCACCTTCCTGCCGAAAGAAGCGCGGAAAAGCGACATCCTCGCATGGTGTGAACAGCACCTTGAACCGGCCTTGAAGGCGCTCGATCCCGACCGGCAACATGGGTTTGGGCAGGACTTCGGCCGCAAGTCGGACCTGTCGGTGATCGCGCCGATCGAGATCGGCAAGACGTTGCGGCGGACGGTGCCGTTCCTGGTCGAGATGCTGAACATTCCGTTCGAACAGCAGCGTCAGGTTCTGTTCTACATTTGCGATCGGCTGCCGCGCTTCACCGGCGGCAAGATGGACGCTACCGGCAACGGCGCGTATCTCGCCGAGGTCGCCGCGCAGAAATACGGCGTGCTCCGCGTCGAGCAGGTGAAGATGTCGGCGGACTGGTACCTGGAAAACTTCCCGCCGCTCAAGACCGCCTTCGAGGATAGCTGGATCACGCTGCCGGCCGGCGCCGACCAACTCGACGACTTCGCCATCGTCACCAAGCTGCGCGGCGTGCCGCGCATCCCCGACGTGCGCACCACTGACAAAGACGGCAAGAAGCGCCACGGCGATGTCGCGGTGGCCGTGGTGCTGGCCTACGCGCACACGCGCGGCACACTCGTTGAGTTCGATTACCGTGCGGCTTCGACCGATCGCGCCGGCACGGACGCCGGGTTGGCGGACGATGTTGACGACGGCTTGCGCGATTGGTGGAAGCCGCCGCTCGGCGCGGGGATACGGTAATGGCGATGCCGTATCCGATCCAGAACAGGTTCGGCGAAACCGTTGAGCCGACCGGCCATATCCGCGAGCGCATCGCAGCATCGATCTATGCGTCAAAGCCTTCGCAATATGAAGTGCAGATGCACTACGATGTGCGACTGCGCGACCCTGTCGGGTGGTACCTTTTTAATCTCGATCAGGGGCACCGGAAGTTCGCCGAAGAATGGGCCGACTATCTCTTGGTGGCGCTCGACAATCTCGGCCTGCAACTCACCGAAAGAGATGATCATGGCTGAGCCCGATCCGGTCTATTGCTCATTTTGCGGCAAATCGAATCGGGAAACCGACGTGATGCTCGCCGGTCCGGTTCGAACTTTCATTTGCGCCGAATGCATTCGGGACGCGTCAATGCAGGTCGAGCAGAAGCGCCGTGACGATGTGTATATGCGCGACGTCGTGCGCTGCGCTTTCTGCCGGCCGGTGCCGATCGAAGGAGAATCCCGTGCCCGATAAACCCGTGCTGTACGGTCCCGATGGTCAGCCGATCCGGCGCGAGACGCTCACGGCGGAAGTCGCCGGTCCGGCGCTCGGCAGCGTGCGCACGCCGATCACTGGCTATCCGGCCGACGGTCTCAACCCGCGCCGGCTCGCCACCATGCTGCGGCAGGCCGACCAGGGCGACCCGCTCGATTACCTTGAGCTGGCCGAGCAGATCGAGGAGCGCGACATGCATTATGTCGGCGTGCTCGGCACCCGCAAGCGATCGGTCTCGCAGCTTGAAATTTTCGTGGATGCAGCCAGCGACGATCCGCTCCACGTCGAGCAGGCCGACCGCATCCGCGCGTGGCTCAACCGCGATGAATTGCAGGATGAACTGTTCGACGTGCTCGACGCGGTCGGCAAAGGCTTCAGCCAGACCGAGATCATCTGGGACACATCGACCGGCCAGTGGCAGCCGGCGCGGCTCGAATATCGCGATCCGCGCTGGTTCACGTTCGACCGCCGCGACGGCCGGACGCCGTTGCTGCGCACCAATAGCGGCAACGTGCCGTTGACGCCCTTCAAGTTCATCTCGGCGACGCTGCGCGCGAAGTCCGGCCTGCCGATCCGCTCCGGCATCGCGCGGCTGGCGACGTGGTTCTGGATGTTCAAGGCTTTCTCCCAGCGCGACTGGGCGATCTTTGTGCAGACGTTCGGACAACCGGTCCGCGTCGGCAAGTATCCGGCGGGCTCCGGCCAGGACGACAAGGACACGCTGTTCCGCGCAGTCGCCAACATCGCCGGCGACTGCGCCGCGATCGTGCCGGAATCGATGATGATCGAGTTCATCCAGGCGCCCAACATCGGCGCCAGCCATGTGCTTTATAAAGAGCGCTGCGACTGGCTCGATCAGCAGATGTCCAAGGCGGTGCTCGGCCAGACCGCGACCACCGACGCGATCGCCGGCGGCCACGCGGTCGGCCAGGAGCACCGGCAGGTGCAGAAGGATATCGAGCGCGCCGACGCCAAGGCGCTCTCCGCGATTCTGAACCGGGATCTGGTGCGGCCGTGGATCAAGCTCGAATACGGCAACCAGTCGGCCTATCCGCGGCTGCGGATCGGGAAGGATGACGAGACCGATCTGACTCAGCTCGCCAACAACGTGCGCGCGCTGGTTCCGCTCGGGCTCAAGGTCAGCAAGAGCTGGATGAACGACAAGCTTGGAATACCCGACCCGGATGCCGGCGAGGAACTATTGACGCCCCCCACATCATCGTCGCCGTTCGACATGTTCGGCGGAGGCGGTTTCGGCGCGCCGCCCGCGCTCAACGCGTCGCGGGCGAGTGAAACCGCCGACAACATCGCCGCCTTGCGGCGGCGGGCCGAACGGCTCTGCGGTCCCGGCATCGACGGCATGATCGATGAGGTGCGCGGCCTTGTCACACGATGTCACACGCTGGATGAGCTGCGCGCCGAGCTCGCGGCGCTGAAGCCCGGCATGGCCGAGTCCAACTTCGCAGGGCTTTTGCAGATGGCGCGCGTCGTCGCCAATCTCGCCGGCCGCGCCGACCTTCTCGATGCGTAGACCTGTGCGCAGGCCAATGCATTGGCCCTATCGCGCCTGCGCGTGCGGTTGCGTCCCTCCCGCCTTGCAGGCGGGCGTCGAACCCTTCGACGTAGACTTCGTCGAGGCTATCGACTTTCTGAAAAAGAAGGTCGACATGCCGACCGCGATGTGGACCGACTTGTGGCAGCAGGAGCATTCGGCCGCCTTCACGGTCGCCGGCGCCACCACGAAGGCGCTGGTGCGCGACTTCCACGACGCCGTCAACAAGGCGATCGCCAGCGGCGAGACGCTGGAGACCTTTCGCAAAGACTTCGACCGCATCGTCGCCGACCACGGCTGGGATTATAACGGCGGTCGCAACTGGCGATCGCGCATCATCTTCGACACCAACATGTCGACAGCCTATGCCGCCGGCCGCTGGCAGCAGATCCAGGAGGTGAAGGCTGAACGGCCTTATCTGCGCTACGTCCACCTTGAAGGTCAGGAGAATCCGCGACCGGAACACCAGTCATGGCACAACCTGGTGCTGCCGGTTGATGATCCCTGGTGGCAGACGCATTACCCGCCTAACGGCTGGAACTGCCACTGCACGGTGCAGAGCCTCAACGCCCGCGATCTCGACCGCTACGGCTTCAGCGTCGCGGCGAAAGCGCCGGAGACCAGGATGGTCGAGAAGGTCATCATGACCTCGGGCGGGCCGCGAGTGGTCACCGCGCCGGAAGGCATTGATCCCGGCTTCTCTTACCGGCCGGGCGAAATGCCGGCACTCCTGGATGATTGAAGCGGGGATGAGGCCCGCTTCAAGGTGGGGTCAACCCCATCTCCGGGCCTGGTCGACCCGCGAAAATCCCGAAATTGGAAATCCGGCCCCGTGATGCCCCTGACACCCCTGGCCGCTGGTTGTGGGCCGGGATTTTATTGAAGATTAAATTGAAGCACCTGTGGCGAATTGGCGGGGGTTCCGGCCCGGTCTCAGGGGCCGGTTTCCGGCTCCGACCAGAAAACGCCCCAAAACGTGCTTGAGCCAGCGGGATTCGCGGCGTCACCCCTGACACACCTTGCCATCCCGCCATCGTCATGCGGTAGTGCGACCATCCCCGACGCAGAATCACCGCTCCCCCGGCCTTTTCGGCTGACACCTGTCAGCTTATCAGCCGTCGCCGCCATGGGCAGTGTGCGGCCATGTCAGGCCGCAACACCCAAAAAGCTCTCAACGTCGCCATCGGCGTCGGCGCGCCCATCGCGCTGAACGCGGAAGGCGGCGCGCCGGAATGGATCATGATGATCCCGGCCGGCGACGGCGTGATCCGCACCGTCGACGGCCGCGGCCCATACCGCTTGAACGATCCTTCAAGGCTCGCTGAAGCCAGCCTGCAGGCGGCCGGCGGGCGCCTGCCGATCGACGAAAACCATTCCATCGATCTCGCCGCGCCGGAAGGCCGGCCTTCGCCGGCGCGCGGCTGGGCGACCGCGCTGCAGGCCCGTCAGGACGGCCTCTATGCGCGCGTCGAGTGGAACGAGTCTGGCAAGACGCTGTTCGCCGACCGTTCGTATCGGTTCATTTCGCCGGTCTTCACCCACACCAGTGGCGGCGAGATCACGCGCCTGTTGCGCGGCTCGCTCACCAACACCCCGAACCTGCGCGGGATGGCCGCGCTTCATGCCGAGGATTCGACGATGGATTTCATTGCTCAATTGCGCACGTTGCTCGGGCTGGCCGACGACGCTGATGAGGCGGCCGTTATCGCCAAGATCACGTCGCTGGTGCAGCCGGCCGGCCCCGCCCTGAATGCGACCGAGGCCGGGGCGCTGCTGGCGCAGCTCCGCACGCTGCTCGGCCTTGCCGAGGATGCCGGCGTCGACGCCGTGATAGCCAGGATCAAGGAAGCGACGGCCGAGAAAGCGGAGGATGCGCCGGCGCTGGCGTCGATCGCGCGCATCGTCGGTCTTCAGTCGAACGCCACGGCGACCGCGATTCAATCCGCCGTCACCGCGCTCAAGTCCGGCGGCGGCACCGCGCTCGCCGCGCTGCAGAGCGAGTTGAACGACGTCACCAAGCGCTTGAACGCGCTCACCGAGGTGACGTCGCGCGAGAAGGCGGAAGCCTTCGTCGACGGCGCGATCAAGTCCGGCCATGTCGGCGTCAAGCCGCTGCGCGATCACTACGTCTCGATGCACATGATTGATCCGGCGCGCGTTGAAAGGGAAATCAACGCCATGCCGACGCTCGGCCCGTCCGGCGCGTTCCTGACGCCACCGCCGCCTTCGAAGGACGGCAAGGTCGCGCTCAACTCTGCGCAGCTTGCGACGGCCAAGATGCTCGGCATCAAGCCGGACGACTACGCCAAGACGCTCGCCAGTGAGACGGTCGAAGGTTGATCCCTTCAAAGGCTGATCCCTCCATCTGACCCGGAGATTTTTGATGACTGCCCTGACTTCCGATCGCAACACGCCGCGCGCCGCGGGCAGCATCCTGTCGCTGCCGATGGCCGCCGTGCTGATCTACGCCGGCGCCATCGTGTGCCGCAACGCCACCGGCTACGCCACAAAGGGCGCGGTCTCCACCACGCTGGTCGGTGTCGGCCGCGCCAACGAGCGGGTCGATAATTCCGGCGGTGTGGCCGGCGACCGGCGCATCAACGTCGAGCCCGGCGTCTTCCGCTTCGCCAACTCCGCCGACACCGACGCGATCGCGATCGCTGATATCGGTAAGCCCTGTTACGTCGTCGACGATCAGACGGTGGCGAAAACCAGCGGCACCAACACGCGCTCGATCGCGGGCTTCATCGTCGATGTCGATGCCCAGGGCGTGTGGGTCGAATTCAACGAAGCGCGCGTGCGCAGCCACATCGCCGGCATAACGCTGCCGGAAGGCGGCGGCTAACGCTCGCCCTCGCGATTTTCAACCTCATCAAGGATCGATCTCAATGCTCGTCAACGCCGCCAACCTCGACAGCCTTCGCGTCGGCTTCAAGACCTCGTTTCAGAAAGGTCTCGGCATCGCGCCATCGCAGTACACTCGCATCGCCACCGTCGTGCCGTCGTCTTCGAAGGAAGAAAAATACGGCTGGCTCGGCAAGGTGCCGAAGGTGCGCGAATGGTTAGGCCCGCGCGCGGTGCAGAACCTCCAGCAACACGATTACGCGATCAAGAACAAGTCGTTCGAACTAACGATCGGCGTCGATCGTGACGACATCGAGGATGACAACCTTGGTATCTACGCGCCGATGTTCGAAGAAATGGGGCGCTCGACCGCCGCGCATCCCGACGACATGTGCTTCTCGCTGCTCAAGAGCGGCTGGTCGACGTTGTGTTACGATGGCCAGAACTATTTCGACACCGATCATCCGGTGCTCGACAAGGATGGCAACCCGCAGTCGGTGGCCAACACCGACAACGGGTCCGGCTCGCCCTGGTTCCTGATCGACGATCATCGTGCGTTGAAGCCGATCATCTTTCAGGTCCGAAAGGAATTCCAGTTCGTGGCGAAGGACGCGCCAACCGACGATCGCGTGTTCCACAACAAGGAATTCGTCTACGGCTCCGACGGCCGCAACAATGCGGGCTTCGGCTTCTGGCAGTTCTGCTGGGGCTCAAAGCAAGCTCTCAATGCCGACAACTACAAGGCGGCGCGCGCGGCGCTCTCCGGCATGAAAGGCGATTACGAGCAGCCGCTCGGTCTCACGCCGAACCTGCTTGTCGTCGCCCCTGGCAACGAGGGCGCGGCTCGCAAGCTGCTCAACAACGAGTTCGCCGCCGGCGGCGAGACCAACGAGTGGAAAGGCACCGCCGAGCTGCTCGTCGTTTCGTGGCTGGCCTGATGGCTTCGCGGGCAAAAAAGATGCCGGCCAGGGAAACGCTGGCGAAAGAGGTTGAGGCCGACGCGGAGGAAGCCGTCGCCACGACCATCGTTGAACCTGTGGCCGATGACGAAGTCGCTGTCACCGTGCGCGGCAAGACGGTGGGCTTCCTCGTGGTCAGAACTGTTCGCCGCGGCACATCGCGCCGCCGCGCCGGCCGCGCCTTCACCGACGCGGAAGTCACGATACCGCTCACCGATCTCAGCCCGGCCGAGATCGTCGCCATCACCGGCGACAACCTGCTCACCGCGACCTTCGTCGACAAGGTCGACTGATCATCCACGAAAGGACGTTCGTCTCATGTCGTTCAGTTTCCACTTCATAGCTCGCTCTCGCCCCCATGCCCTGAAGAAGCTCGACCGCATCACGCACGTGCCGGAGGCGGTGCGCAGCTTCGTCATTCTCGCAATTAACGCGATGCCCGACGTCGACGACGCCCGCGTGATCGAGGTTCGCGCCAGTGGCCAGCTGAAGCCCGCCGACGCGACTTATAGCGCGGACAGCGCGAGTGCCTTGATCGAGGTGCGGTCGATCGCGGCGACTGACTAGCAACGATTGCCTGCGGGGTGGCGCAGCCCGGTTAGCGCGTGTGGCTCATAACCACGAGGTCGGCGGTTCGAATCCGTCCCCCGCACCCATTTTGAGATTCGTTCGCCGAATCCGATTTTCACACGGGATCGGACCCTGACAAACGGCGGGCGGATGCTGCCGCGGCGGGAGACGACGCCGCGGCAGCCACCTTCAACCGAACGGAGCCGCCAGCGATGATCAAGATCGACGAAGATAGCTACAGCGAGGGCCGTGCTGCTTTCGCGGCGGGCGCCTCGCTGCGCTCCATAGCCGAGCAATGCCTGGCTGTCATGGAGAAGCCCGGCGCGCCCGGTCCGGATAACATCAAGGTCTTTAGCGGCGCACTCGGCTTCGCCGATGCACTGCTCGATCAAATTCGCAATCCTCTTGTGGCCGTCAGGGACATGCGTCCGTGACGCGCAAACCAGTCGATCCACGCACGGGCTGGCCGCGTGAGGTCGTCGTCGATCATGGCGACGGCACGGTGTCGTTGCTGGCCAACGTCGACGATCTCGCGGGCGGGATTATCCGAGTGCGTCGCGTCGACGACGTTTTTCGGGAGCTTGCTGCGTCATGACCTACACTTCGCAAGCCGACCTGGTCGAGCGTTTCGGCGCGCGGATGCTGCTCGATCTCACCGACCGCGCGACTCCGCCGGCCGGTGAGATCGACGCCGGCGTGGTGACGCGGGCGCTCGAGGACACCGACGCCGCGATCAACGGCTTCCTGCTCGGCCGTTACCGGCTGCCGCTGCCGTCGACGCCGCCGATGCTGCGCGACATCGCCCAGGCCGTCGCGATCTACAAAATGCACCGTGACGTGGTCTCCGAGAAAATCCGGCTCGACTACCTCGACGCCATGAAGCTGCTCGGCCAGATCGGAACCGGCGCGGTGCGGCTCGATATCGCCGGCGTCGAGCCCGCGTCGTCAGGCGCGAGCGGCGTCCAGACCATCGACCGCGAGCGCGAGCTGACGCCGGAAAGCCTGAAAGGCTTCATTTGATGGCGGGCGCTCGGATCACAGTCGACCTGTCAGGTCATGAGGAAGCGCTCGCGGAGCTCGCCGGCTATACCCGCCGCGCCAGCGACAAGCGCGGCCTTTTCGCCAACATCGGCATGTCGCTGGTGACGTCGACGCAAATGCGCTTCGAGCGCGGCGTCGGCCCGGACGGCTCGCCCTGGCCGCCGTCGATCCGGGCGCTCGCTACCGGCGGAAAGACCCTGGTTGAGACCGCGCGGCTGATGCGCTCCATCACCTATGTCGCAGCGATCAATGGCCTGGAGGTCGGCACCAACGCCATCTACGCCGCCATCCATCAGTTCGGCGGCGTTATTCAGCAGGCGGCGCGCACCGCCGTGCTGCATTTCAAGGTCAATAAAAAGACCGGTCGATCGCGTTTCGCGAAACCCTCGAAGGCGGACCGCGCCCGGAAAGCCAAAATCGGCGCCCGCGCCATCCGCATGCCGGCGCGGCCGTTCATTGGCCTGGATGACGACGACAGCCGCGAGATCATCCAGATCGCCGAGGAATGGATCGCCGGTGCGGGAGCGCAGCCATGACAACGCTGGTCGAGCAGGTTGTCGACCGGATCGACACCGAGGTCGCCGATCTCAAGGGGCGCGTGGAGTTCGTCGCCGATCTCGCGGCCCTGGTCGAGGCCGGCGCGATGCCGCAGAACGAAGTCGCGGCCTATGTCGTCGATCTCGGCTTCGATGACCGTGGCGGCGAATCCGCCGCCGGCCTGCACACGCAGATCATCGACAGCGCCATCGGCGTCATCCTGTGTATCCGCTCTCACGGCGACGCCAGCGCCAAGCGCGCGGTGCCGACCGTCGACGCGCTCAAGGACCAGGTCGTCGGCGTCGTGGCCGGCTGGGCGCCCGATGACGCGGTTGACGTTTTCAACGTCACGCGCGGCCGGCTGGTGTCTGTCACCGCCGGGCTTGTGATTTACCAGATCGATTTCCGGCTCGCCGACCAGTTGAGGATCGCAACATGATGCCTGACGATCAGCCCGATGTAACGACCAGGGTGATCTGCCGCGCGATCGCCGTGCTCGTATTCCTGTTCGCGCTGAGCAGCTTCTTACAGTTGGTCGATTCGATCGCCGCTCGGTCGCAGGTACAGCGCGAGCTGCCCGCCGGGAACAACTATCCATGATCGAGCAACCGCAGCGCGGCGGCAGCTATCGCCGCGAGAAGGACGGCTCGCTGACGCGGATCGATCGGGAGACCGGCCTTCCGATGGAGCCGGTCTCGCGCCCGGCCAGTGAGGCGCGCGCATCCAGGCCGCCGAAGCGCAAGGAGAAGAACCATGGCTGACTCCATCAAGTGGCGGCATCAGTTGCTGCTCGCCAAGATCGAGGCGAGCTACGCCACCGACCCGACCCTGACCGGCTCCAACAACGCGATCTTGGCAAAGAACATCGAGTTGCGGCCGATGGAAGGCGAGGACGTTTCGCGCGATCTGTTGCAGGCGTTCCTCTCGGCCCAGGCCACGGTCCCGGCCGGGCTGCATGTCGTGATCTCGTTCGACACCGAACTCGCCGGCTCCGGCGCCGCCGGCACCGCGCCGGCCTGGGGCGTGCTGGCGATCGGCTGCGGTTGCGCGGAGACGATCTCGGAAGACACGTCGGTGACCTATTCACCGGTCAGCGATGATGAGGAAAGCCTGTACTTCAAATACTGGCTTGGCGGGATCTGCCACGCGTTCGCCGGCGCGCGCGGCACCGGCGTGCTCACCATCAGCGCCCAGGGCATTCCGACGATCAGGTGGACCTTCACCGGCCTGTTTATCGACCCGGCCGACGTCACCCGCGCCACCGGCACATTCACCGCGTATCAGAAGCCGCTGATCGCCAGCAAGGCGCATACGCCGCAGTTCAAGATCAACGACGTCGCGCTGACGATGCGCAGCTTCGCGTTCAACCTCGGCTGTCAGGTTGAAAGACGACTGCTTGTACCCGACGAGAAGATCGTGATCGTCGACCGGGCCGAGTCGATCGACGCCACGGTCGAGGTCACCGCGCTCGCCACCTTCAACCCTTTCTCTCTCGCCAAGGCGCAGACCCGCGTGCCGGTGACGATCACGCACGGGATTACGGCCGGCAACATCGTCACCGTCAACGCACCGACGTCGCAGGTCCGGCGGCCCGATCCCGCGACCAACTCGCAGGGGGTCGCCGAGCGCGTGATCCGTCTCACTCCGCTGTCGACCGATAGCGGCAACGACCAGTTCTCCATCGTCCTGACCTGACCTGATCTCGTTACGGGAGGCTTCAAACCGTGTTCAAAGTCGTCAAGAATCGCACCTTCACCATCCCGGTCAAAGTGATGACGCCGGTCGACGGCGGTCACCTCGCCGAAGAAATAACCGTCACCTACAACTACCTGCCGACCGATCAGACCTCGACTTTCGATATGAAGACAGCGGCGGGGACCGATGCGTTCCTCACAGCCGCCGTGCGCCGGCTCGACGATCTGACCGACGAAGCCGACAACCCGTTGCCCTACAGCGACGAGCTTCGCGACCAGATTCTCAAAATGCCGCATGTGCGCAACGCCGTGGTCGCGGAGTATGCCAGGGCCGTGACCACGGCCGCCGAGGGAAACTGACATGGGCCGCGCGGCAATGGGCGCGCGGCCCGCGTTCCTCGATCGCGCCGGACGATCGCGAGGCGGTGATAGCCGACGCCGTCCGGTTCGGCATGGACGCAAAGTCGATCGCCCATCTTCGTGCAGCGATGCAGATCCCGACCGAACAGGAAGAGACGGGAGTCTGGCCGGAGAACTGGGACACCGTGGTCGCGTTCCTTGCGGTGTCGACCCAGTGGCGTGTCGTCCCGATCGGCGGCGGGTTCTCCGCGCCGGCGCTGATCTACATCGGTCTCGACTACGCCGCGGTGCGCGTGGCGCTCGATGCCGAAGCAATCCCTGTGACGCCGGCCGTGTGGCGCGGCTTGCGCGTGATGGAAAGCGCGGCAAGCGCCGCTCTCAATGAGGTCAACCGTTAATGCGGGTCTCGCTAAAGATCGATGGTGACGCCAGTGGCGCCGTGCAGGCGGCCACCGATACGTCACACGCGGTCGTGGACCTGGACAAGGCAGTCGCGGCGGTTTCGAAAAAGATCGTCGATAGTTTTGAAAAGGCCTCCGGCGCGGCCGGCAAGGCGATTCAGGGCATCGGTGAGGCAGCCGGCGTCGCCAACGATAACGCCATCGACAAAATCTCCGGCGTCACGCAAAAGGTCGCGCAACTCACGGCTGGCGTCTTCGGAGCCGAGAGCGCCTTCGGAAAGTTGACCGCCGGTACGGCCAGCGTGATATCCGGGTTCGGAGCCGTGGTGCGAGCGGCGACGCCGATCGCGCTGATATCCGGCATCGTCGGGCTGGTCACCTCTGCGATGTCGACGCTCCATTCGATCATGAGCACCGGCGCTCAAACTTCGCAGCGCGATCTGGACGAACAGGCGCGGCTCATTGGTGTGGTGCGAGACGCCTACAGGGATGCGTCCAGAGCGGCGGGCGAGTTCTTCGAGCAGAGCAAGGCGGTTACGCAACTCCAGTTGAGCCAGAGCACAATCGCGCTGCGCTCTGACCTGCAGCGGCAGGTGGCGAGTGCCGTCGGCGGCTTTTTTGAAAACTATGCGATCGCCGGTCTCAGCAAGCTCGGCAGTCCTTTTGCCGACGATTCCGAGCTTCGGAATATCGAGACGTTGAAGTCATCGGTCGCTGCGCTCAACGCGGCGATCGCCAGCGGCTCGACCGACGTCAGGAAGTATGTCGATGAAATCGCCGAGATCGGCAACGCGGCCGCCGCGACCAACCCGAAGCTCGCGAAGGCCGCCAGCGACATCGTCAAGGCGTTCAGCAGCGCCACCGCCGATCAGAACCGGATCGCGCAGAACGAGGCCGCGCTCGCCCAGCTCAACGGCACCGCGACCGAAACTCAAAAGCGGCTGCTTGGAATTTCGACCGCGACACGGGAAGCCGGCGAAAATTTCGATCGCTATCTGAAATCCGTCGATCGCCGCTCCGCCGCGATGGAGGCCGAGGCGACCGCGCTCGGGGGCTCGACCGGCGCGATGGAGAAATTCCGCACCCAGGTCGTGTTGACCGAGTCGGCTCATCAGGCCGGCGCCGGCGTTGCCGAGAAGTATGCCGCAGCCATTGCGAAGATCTCGGCCCGCGCCGGCGAGGCATCGCAAAAGCTCGCGGTGGCGCGGATCGAATCCGCCGCGACGTTTCAGCTTCAGCAGCTCGGGCGTAACAGCATCGACCAGAGCGTCGCGGGCCAGTTGGATGGCGCCTTCGGCGATCAGCTCGATATGAACGGTTCGACCGCGCAGCTCGTCCGCTTCACGGAAAGAATGAAGGAGCTGAAGGCGACGACGCTTGAGTTGACGCAAGGAATCTTTCGCGACTTCCGCAACGAGATCGCCAACGGCGCGACGGCGTGGGAAGCTTTCGGCAGAGCGGGTTCCAACGCCGTGCAGCGCGTCGCTGACAAGATCGCCGACAAGGCGCTCGATAGTCTGGTCTCCAACATGTTTGGCTCCTTCCTCGGCGGTGGAACATCCGGCGGCGCAGGCGGGCTGATCGGTCGCCTGTTCATGGCCGCCGGCGGCGGCACCTTCGGTCCGGGCTGGGGTGTCGTTGGCGAGGAAGGACCGGAGCTCATTCGCGTCTTCAACGGTGGCGTCACCGTCTACCCCAATGATGTGAGCAAGCCCTATCTGCCGGGATTCGCCCAGGGCGGCACGCTGTCGCCGCTCGGCAACGTCACGCGGCTGCCGCGCGGCGGCCAGGACAATTCACCTGCAATGGCTTCGCCCATGGCCATCAGCGTCAATGTCGCCGGTGCACGCGGCAATCAGGAAATCCACGACATGGTCGCCGCGGGCGTCGCATCCGGCATCAGGCAGTTCGCCGGCAGCCGCCAGTTCGACGTCCAAACACAGGCGAGCATCCGCAAGGCGCTGGCGCGCGGTAACGGCAATCTGGCGCGCGGCGCGGGAGTAGGCTGATGGCGCTCACATTCCCGCGCACTGATATCGTCAACCCGTGGAATTTCGCGACGCAATCGTTCACGCTGCCACCGCGTCAAGAGACGAGCACGGGCGCCGATGGCACGATCTGGGGAAAGGATTTCGGGCCGCGCTTGTGGCTTGCACAATATGGCACCGGCGATCTCGACCACGACAGTGCGCTTGCACTTGAAGCCCGGTTGAATTCGCTAAGGGGCGTTATCCATCTATTCGAAGCTGGCGACGGCCGCAGGCGTTATCCCAGGGCGCATAAGAATGGCGCGTTCAATGACACCGGCACATTGAAATCGGTCGGTGACGACAACATGTCGCTCAGCCTCGGCGGCCTGGACGCCGGGTTCAAGCTGTCGGTCGGCGATTACCTGTCGTTCGACTTCGGGACCAAGCGAGCGTTGCACCAGGTGCTCGAGGATGTCACGGCCGATGGCAGCGGCGACACGGTCGAATTCGCCGTCTGCCCCGAAATCCGGCCCGGATACGCGATCGACGCGGGCGTGAAGCTCAAGAAGCCGGCCGGCCTGTTCTTGCTGATGCCCGGCTCGGTTGCCGCGCTATCGGAAGGCCCACGCTCGAATGTCACCTTTCAGGCGAGGCAAGTCGCATGACGCGCTCGCTCTCGGCCGAAAATCAGAACGCTAATGAACAGCGCGCGCTGATCTATCGCGACTTCATCTGGATCATCGCCAAGGATCGCTCCGACGGATCGCCGGTGCCCATGGGTGTCTGGTCCGACGTGTTCGACATCCTGGCCGAGGTCATTGATCCCGCGACCGGCGGGGCCGCCTCGCGTTCCTTCACCGGCGCCGGCGCGGTCATCTCGATCAGCGACATTCCCCTGGTGCAGGGCATCGCGGTCCAGGAAGTCGAGTTGCAGCTCTCGGCTCTCGAATCTTCCGTCAACGATTTCCTTCGCACCTACGATTGCAAGCAGGCGGATATTCAGATTTTTCGCGGCTGGTTCGACCCGGCGACGCAGTCGATGGTCGCACCGGCCGCGTGCCGTTTTTCCGGCTTTATCAATGAAGCGCCGGTCACGACGCCCGCCGAAGGTGCGGGCAACAGCGTCGTCAAGGTGGCCTGTACGTCCAACACCCAGGAGCTGACCCGTTCCAATTCCGACACCGCGTCCGACGCCTCGCAGCGGCTGCGCAGCGGGACGGACAACTTCCTGCAGGACGTCGCTGTCGTTGGCGACTGGCTTGCTCCATGGGGCGCGTCGGATGGCTCGCCGACGGGGATGGGGACCAAAGCATCATGATCCGCCGGGCGCACGAACTCGATACCGGTGCGGTGATGCCCTTGCTGCGCTCGGCGCATCAGGCGAAGGGCCTCGATCGGCTGTTCGCTTTTGATCCCCTTCTGATGGAGCGGCGCTGGCGCGCGCATCTCACGTCGCCGGATTCGCTCTGCCTCGTTCACGAAGTCGGCGTCCGCCCGCGAGGCGTCTTTGTCGGCATGGCCAGCAACTATCCCTATGGCGCCATCACCGGCGCGATTGAGGTGATCTCGTTCATTGAACCGGATTATCGCGGCGGCGCCTGGTTCAAGATGTGTCGCATCTTCGAGGATTGGGCGCGGGCGAGAGGCTGCCGCTTCGCCGCACAGACCGGCAAGGATGATCCGCGCTTCGCAAAAGCGCTCGACCGCCGTGGTTACCTGCCGTTCGAAACGCACTACTTGAAGGAGCTTTGAAGTGGCGTTTCTCGGCCTGGGCGCAGCACTGTTCGGAGCCGGCACGTTCCTCGCCGTCGCGGCCGACGTCGTCATCGGCCTTGGCGCGTCGATCGGTCTCAGCTACGCCGCGCAGGCGCTCGCCGGCAAGCCGCAGCAACCTTCATCGCCCGCCCAGCACTTCGCCGCGCAGATTCGGCTCCAGGCGGACGGCGCGCTGCCGCGCTCGTTCCCGATCGGCAAGACCTGCCTCGGCGGCCAGCTCGTCTACTTCAACACCTGGGGAAATGACGGCGAAACGCCCAACGCCTATTACACGCGCGTCACCAAGCTTTCCGACCTGCCGATCAAGTCGCTCGACGGCGTCTGGATCAACGGAGAGAAATGCACGCTCGGCAGCGATACCGGCACCGGCATGGGATTGCCGGTGCTCGAATATCGGAAGGACGGCGTCGATCATCTCTGGATCAAGTTCTATGACGGCACGCAGACGGTCGCCGACAGCTTCCTGACCTCGAAGGTCTCGTCGGCCGCTCGGCCGTATGAATCAACCCGCGTCGGCGTCGGCTGTGCCTACGTCATCGCGACCGCGCTGATCGACGACACGCTTTATGCCGGCCGTGTTCCCGAATTCAAATATGAGGTCTCGGGAATTCGGCTCTACGATCCGACCAGGGATTCGACGAACGGCGGCTCGGGGTCGCATCGCTATTCCGATCCGTCGACATGGGGCGGCGACGGCGACGATTATCCGATCGTGCAGGCCTACAACATCATGCGCGGCATCCGCTACGCCGGCACATGGGTTTACGGCCTTCAGCGGGCCACGCAGGCGACATTGCCGGCGACTAACTGGAACGCGCAGATCGCGAAATGCCGATCGACGATCCAGGGCGCGGGCGGAATGGAGCCGACCTATCGCGCAGGCGGCGTCGTCACGGTGAGCGTGCAGACGGCCGACACACTCGACATGCTGATGACCGCCTGCCAGGGCAAGATGTCGGAGGTCGGCGGATGGTACAAGGTGCATTGCGGCGCGCCGGATAGCGCCACCTTCGAATTCACCGACGGCGATGTTCTGTCGTCGGAAGACCAGACCGCGACGCCTTTCCTGACGCTTGACGCCAGCATCAACGGCATCACCGGCTCCTTTCCTAATCCCGAGCAGGGCTGGAATCCGGACAGCGCGCCGCCGCTCTATGCCACGCCGCTTGAATCGAGAGACGGCAATCGCAGGCTTCTGGCGACGCCCTCATTCGATCTCGTGCCTTATGCGGCGCAGGTCCAGCGTCTCATGAAATCAGCGCTGGAGGCCGCGCGGCGGGAGCGCTCGCACAGCCTGGTGTTGCCGCCGCCATTCTGGAGCGTCGAACCGGGCGACGTCTGCAGCTGGACATCGGCGCGGAACGGCTACGACGGCAAGCTCTTCACGGTCACGGCGAAGACCGACTGCGCGAACAACGACACCGGGCTTGTGATTCAGGAGGTTGATCCCGCCGACTATAGCTGGAATTACGAGACTGATTATCGGCCGGGCACGTCGGGCCCTACGGGCTTTCCGCGGCCGGAGCCGCAAGGCATCAGGATGTGGGCGGCCGAAGGCGTGTCCATCATCGACGCGGACGGATACAAACGCCGGCCCGGCATCCGGCTCTCCTGGGACGGCGACATGCCGGGCGTCACCGGCGTGCGCTACAAGGTACGCCGCAAGAACGACGCTAGCCCTGTCACCTCAGGCAACACGCTGGAGCTGTCGGCCGGCGCACTGATCATCACTCATTCGTTGCTGCCGGACAATCAATACGAGGTCGCCGGCCAGTACATCCCGAGCGCGCCGCGCGACATGCTGTGGTCGGACTGGATCGAGGTCGCGACGCCGGACGTGAAGTTCTCGGTGCTCGACTTCGACGCGGCGATCAAGGCGCAGATCACGACGATTCAACAGCAAGTGCAGGACTTCGTCCACGCAACAGAGGCGCTGATCGCATCAGTCGCGGCCAACCAGGACGCACGGAACTGGCTGGATAAGACTTCCGTTCGAACTCAGATGACGGCGCGAGCCGGAGTGTTGTCCGCAACGATAACAAACGTACAGACTGTTGCGGCCGATGCTACGGCTGCGCTCGCAAGCAGTGTCGAAAGCCTATCGGTTGCGGTGGGAAAGAACACGGGCGCAATTACTGTCACGCAGGAAGCGGTCGCATCGCTCACAGAAGGGATCGGTCTCTCCTACGGCGTAAAGCTCGACGTAAACGGGTATGCCGTGGGCTTCCAACTACTGAATGGCGGAGCCGATACGGGGTCGACCACTTTCACGACCGATTACTTCCAGATCGTCACGCCGGGGCAAAGCCCGAAAAAGCCTTTCATTGTTTCAGGAGATACGGTTGTGCTCGACGCTGACAACATCCTGCTCAACGGCTCCGTCAAGGCGACGAAACTGGATGTGGCTCAACTGAGCGCGATCAACGCCAATCTTGGCGACGTTAGGGCGGGTACATTGAAGAGTCCGAACGACAAGTGGGATCAGAATTTGAACAATGGCACCTTGATCATATCGGATTAGCCATGAGCACCCGGCGCGTCATTCTCGGAAATCTTGGTGGTGGTCAATACGGGCTGCGCGTCTCGCTGCCGGGGCACGATGTCGTTTCAGGCGGAGAGTTGTCTTTCGACAGCGGCTGGACCGATATCGTCAAAATGATTCAAGTCGGCTTGGCGAGTAAAACAGCGGACTTCAATTTCACCGATGTCATCTTTCCTTCGCCGGGCTATCAGCCCTTTGCTGAAGTGCGCTACCGATCCGGCCTACGCGTCTATGATGACTACAGCCCGCTCGCGACCAGTGTCGCGCCTCAAGGCCTCGGAGCCACCATTCTAACCGATCGACTGCGACTTTGGCCGGCTCCATCTAGCCCGGTTGTCGCCTATGACGTGATATACGCGGTCTTTCGCGTTCCGGTTCCTGCGCCATGACCCGCCGCGTCGTGATTGGAAAGCGGGCGAACGGCGACACGGGCGTGTTTGTGTCGCCGGCCGGCGTCGACGCCTATACAGCGGCCGACGCAAATTTGGTGCTCGGCATCTCGGCTCGCGTGTCGCAGCTTTTGATGCTGGGAAACGTTGCGTCGAGTCAGACGATCATATTGGGTTTCGGCGCGGTCCCTCATGTCCTGCTTACCTCCCAGCAGACTGTTAATTTGGGCTACATTTCATTCTCCGGCCCTGTCCGACCTTCGCCGATGATGACATCGACGCCGGACGGCAGTGGTGGATACACAATTACCCCAGCTGACCCATCGTTCGCCGACATTGCGAGCGACGGCTCGTCCATGTACGTCACTGCGCCGCGTAGAACGATCTACGCGGTCTACAACCGGGCGATCTCATGACGAACCGGATTAGAATTGCATCCGGCGTTTCATCACCGTTTCGCGTTTCGGTGGCGGGGGTAGACGTTAACGGCGCGACCTTCGATGGCCTTCTGTTCGACGGCAATCAGATGCCGCTTCGGGTTTATGCTGCCGGATATGTTTCGGCGGCCGTGGAGCCTGTCGCCGGGATAATGGGCACTCCTGGGCCTTTTGGTCCGACGACGCCGGCAGGAACCTATCCTCTCTTTGCAATCGCATGGCGGGCAATTCGAACGAACACGACATTGACTTTGAGAACGGTGGGGCCTGACGGCGGCGGCGCGTTTGACGCGAGCAATCGACTTCACGCTTTGACCTTCAGGCCGCCTGGAGGCGTTGTCGGTGATCTTCCAAACACGCTGATAAACTATCTTATCTTTCGGAACGCGGGGTAGTAGATGCTCTTTCTTCTTCCCAATGAAGAAGGCCGGATCATGCAGGCCAACAAGGTTTATGACCCTGATGGGTATGACCGAAGGCTGGATGAGGCTGGCGTCAGTTATATCAAGGTCAATCGTCCCGGCGTGCTGTCGCCGGGTGAATGGATGTGCTCGACGCGCAAGGGCTCGATCGTGCCGGTGCATCGCCGGCCGACGATGAAAGTCAGCGTTGATAAAATGGCCTTCAAAGCCGGTGACAACGACGCCGTCGTTCTGAAAGGCGCGCCCAAGGATGTCACTTTCTCGGTCACCGTGCAGGGTAGCGACGTCTGGACCGGCACATTGCCGGATGGCGAACTGGAGTTGAGCGTGCCGGTGCCTGGGCTTTATTGTGTCAGGTTGACGCGCTGGCCCTATCGCGATTTTGAAGTGACGATCGAGGCCATCGCATGAAGATCACGCTCGATCCCATGCCGGCGTTGCGCGCCGCGTCGAAAGCCAAGGTCAATCGGCACTTCGACAGTCTCGCACAACCGCATCGGGACGCCGCCTATACGGCGAAGCGAGCCATGGCGGCCGCGACGCTGGCGAGCGGTGCCGCTCCGACTGCATTGCAAGCCGAGGCGGACCTGCGCGGCGTCACGGCCCGTGCTCTCGCCTCACTCATCATGTCGAAGCCGGACGTCGTGACCGAGCGTGAGCTCCATCGGCAGAAGGTCATGGCCGCGCTCGATGGCGCGCGAACACCGGCCGAGCTCGACGGAATCTCGAAAGACCTGACGGGACGGAATCATGACTGATTTTCCCTCCTACGCCCATGGCACCGTCACCATTGAGGCTGGCGCTACCGTCGCGACGTTCGACAGCGCAATTATGGCCGGCGGCAATGCTCGCGGCGGAGACTTGCTGAAAACAGATGGTCACGTCGTCGATATCGTCGACGTGATCGACAACTTTCGCCTCAAGATCGACCCGTGGCCTTACGATGCCGTCGCTGCGGTTGAATACAAGATCGTCAAGTGTTCGCCCCTGCGTTTCGTCGGCGGTCAGGCGATGGCCGATGTTTCCTCCCTGGTCGCCCGGATCAACACGCAAGGGCTGGTCTGGACGCTCCCACCGGGTGTCCATAGCCCCGACGGCTATGTCGCCGAGGAAGGGCAATATATCGAGGACACGTCGACAAATGAACGGTGGCGGATGACGTCGGGCGCCTGGGTGTCGCAGGGCATTTCAGATCCCGTGTTCAGCCGATACGACTTCGCGGTGGACGTTCCCGCGCGCCCGGCCAGCAACTTCGTCGTCAAGAAGTGGGTTGTCCCTTCTCTCGTGACGTTCAGGGCCGACCTTGTCGAAAGCGCGGCGAATGCCGACGTCGCCGCAACGAACGACACAACGTTTTCGCTCACCAAGAACGAGGTCGAATTCGCGACTTTCACTTTTGCGAGCGGATCGCACATCGCCACATTCGCGTGCGCGGCCGATACCGAATTCGTAAAGGGCGACGTGCTGCGCTGTGTCTCACCGCCGCGCGATGAGTCGCTCTCCGACATCGCAATCACCATCGTCGCTTTCAGATAGAAGGAGCATCTCTCCAATGGCCGTCACAGCACACGTCTACAACCACTACGCAAAGGAGATCGCAGCCGGCGCGATCGACCAGGAAAACCGGAAGCTGATGTTTCTGGATGCGGACGCAGCTACCCTGTTCAACGCCACACACACCTCCGTCGACCAGGTCGCCGGCGCGCTCGCCGGCGAGCCGGAGGAACGGGAACATGAAGTCTATGGCAACGGCTGGCCGCAGGGCGGTCCGGCTGTCGCCGAGATCGCCGCGACGACAATCAACACCAACGGGGCCGCCGTGTCGGGCGCTCAGACGGTTGAGGATGCGACCGGCGGGTCGATCGGGCCGGGCCGCTCGATCCTCGACTATGACGCGACCAGCGGAAAGCCGTTCGTGTTCTATGACCTCGGCCAGGACGAATATGCTGGCGATTCCACGCCGTTCAAGCTGACGTTCGACCTCGACGGCACGCCGGGGCGGATGATCGAGTTATTGGTCGTGGAAGAATAGTCATGCTCGGCTACGGCATCCTCGGCGAGCTGATCCCCGGCGACATCGCGGCGCCGGCGGTCAAGTCGATCTCACTGCCGAAGGTGACGCTGCGGGTGACGGCCGCGATGCTCGGCATCCTCGCCGGCCGCAACATCAATCTGCCGAAGGTCGTGATCAGCTTCGCGCCTAAGAGCCCGACGGTGCTCGCCGGCCGGTCGATCTCGTTGCCGAAGGTGACGATAGCGCTCTCGCCGCGCCCGGTGGCGCCGGCCGCCGGCAAGCACATCGGCCTGCCGCCGATTCACATGACTATCCGCCATGGCACGGTCCTCATCCGCGCCGGCAAGATCATCAATCTGGCGAATACGTTTGACCGGACCTACGCGCTGGGCGTGCCCGGCGAAATCGTTCCGGGAGCCTTTGCGCTCGGCGACGGCGACCCAGTCACGGTCACCTATACACGGCCGGTGCAGCTACGCATGACCGCCGCGCAGCTTCGCCTTGCCGCGGGGAAAAATATCGGGCTGCCGCCGATCAGATTCACCCTCAGGAACGGACTGGTCGAAGCGGATGCTCGCGGCCGCCCCATCAGCGGCGACATCATCGCGTCGTAAAGGAGAAGCAAGCAGTGGTTAAACTGGTCGATAACGTCAAGTTCAACACCCCTTCAACGGGGTCAGGCGACCTCACTTTCGGGTCGGCGATCGCCGGCTTCATCGCACCGGGAGATTCCGCGCTCGAGGACGGCGACACGGTGCGCTATCGCATCGTCGAGGTCATCGAAGGGGTTCTGTGCTTCGAACAGGGAACTGGAACAATCGCGGATTCCGTCGCCAAGCTGGAGCGGACTTCAGTTGACCAGTCCTATAACGGCAGCGCGCTCGGAATGAGCAAGCTTGATCTCGGTGGCACGGCAATCGTCGGCTTCACAGTGTCGGCCGCGGATATCGTGAATCCGGCGGACCCCGCAGCCCTCGACAATCTCGGCGGCACGACCGTTGGCAAGGCGCTGTTTACGGCGGCGAATGCTGCGGATGCGCGCGCGGTGACGGGCGTTATCTATCCACCGCAAGGGCGCTTGACGCTACAAAGCGGCGTGCCGGTTATGACAACGGCGCAGAGCAGCAAGACGACGCTCTATTACACACCGTATGTCGGTAATCAAATTCCGATTTACGATGGCACAAAAGCGGTGCCTACCAATTTTTCAGAGCTTTCAACTACGACAACTGACACAACGCATAATCCTGCGGCGATCGGCGCAGGCGAGGTCCACGACTGGTTTGTATGGAACGATGGCGGGACGCTGCGGCTCTGCCACGGGCCTGCTTGGTCAAATAGCACGACGCGTAGTGCTGGAACCGCGTTGACGAGAGTTAGCGCAGGAATTTTGGTCAACGCTGTAGCGATTACCAGCGGTCCCGGTTCTTTACAGGGAACATACGTAGGCACGACTACTGTCAATAGTATTTCGCAATTTAATTTTCTGCCGGGTACTTCTGCTTCCGGAGGCGGCTTTGGATACATAGGCCTCTGGAATGCCTACAATCGTCGGCCGGCGCATTTTTTTGTGCGAGATTCGACAACAAACTGGTCTTACACGACCGCCGCGTGGCGCGCGGCAAACAACAGCACGGCAAACAGCATAGCTTTCGTCAGAGGGCTTGATGAAGACGGGGTTGAAGCACTCTATTCCCTTCTAGCTTTTGCGACATCCGGCGCGGCTCAAATAGGTATCGGCATCGGACTAGATGAGACGAATGCGATCGCAGCGAATGCGACGAGCTTCGTGTCGTATTACAGCCTTGGAGGAAACAATCAGGGGCCCGGTGTAGCTACTTATTCAGGGCATCCGGGGATAGGTTATCACTATCTTCAAGCCATTGAATACGGTGGAGCAAACGGAGCTTTTAATAGCAACACAACACTCCATAAAGGTGGGTTATCCGCGACACTTTGGTATTGATCTCAACGAGGATAATCCACTTTCTCGAAATGGAACTTCTTTGAGTTGGTAACTACATCGATATATCCGGTCGCGAACTTGTCGCGCCAACAAAGAAATCCGTCATGCTTGTCGTAAGAAGCGTCAACTTCGTCAGACGAGTAGTATTGAAGCGAACGCACATCAAGCACAGGCATTGTTCGTCTAATTCGGTTAGCCCAATGATTGGGGTCGGTGTATTGAATACAAAGAATAGCAGCGCTTCGGATTGCCTTCGCAATGAATTTATCTATGTCGGTCAGATAAGGGGTGACGCCCATTGCCAGAGCGACGTATGATTCAGGCAACGGTTTGTCATCCTGCAAATCTGCGTGAATATAGCTAACGTCTGCGTTAGGCGCGTTAGCTTCCACATTGCGACGCGTCGTGGCGAGGGACGACTCCGAAAAGTCGATAGCGTTGACGATCGCGCCTCTCTTTGCCGCTTCGACGACGAAAATGCCGGTCCCGCAACCTAAATCGGAGAACACAACGCCGGGTTCGATATTCTTGTCGAGGAACGCGATCGTCCGACGATATCGCTCCTTCATCAACCGACGTTCGATGCGACCGATCGTGGAGTTGTAAATGGAGGTAAACCAGGCCGGGCGATCGAATGCCTCGTGGCCGTGGGAGATGTCGAGGTACTTGTCACCCCAACGATCGATGTTCTTGTCCCAGTAGTCTTGGAATTGTGCTGGCATTTCCGCTCTCCGCCTCAAGGTTGCCGGTTGTGTAGCACACAACCCGGCAGTCCTTAAGGGGCTGGCGGAACTTCCGTTTCTAGGGCCGTTCAAGGCCGATTTAAGGGGGTGCCATTTGATCTTGCGCGCGGTGCCATTTGAATTTGCGCGCTACAACACGATGCTTTCCGGCTTGCCTGGTCATTCTCCGCGTCCCCGGGTGATTGATGCAAGCCATTGGCGGTGCATCTTTTGCGCGGAACCTGACGAAGGGGTCAGACGTTTCCCTCCTCAAATATGAGTGTGTTCGAAAGACGTGTGTTCGGGGCTCGACCCGAAAATGAACACCGGGCCGCGAGAAGGACGCGCGTTCCGATCGGAATAGTGGAGTCGCGGTTTCAGATTCGACGTTGCGTAAAAGCTCCAGTCGCGTGGATCGCAGAGGAGAACCGGCATGACGACGGAAGAACGCCGTCAAACCGCGAAGACATCCATGGAGATCGGACAGGGCGAAGTTGAGCTCTCCGCTCTTCTGCTGTTGACCATTAGCACCGGGCTGGCTTCGCTGATCATTTGCCTGGTGTGGCTCGTATTCGTCCACCAGTGAGTTCGACGTAAGACCTGTCTGACACGCGAGGGGCTCACCCACCTCGCTCGAAAACGCTATGGCGGCATCGGTTCCGCTTGAGGGGGTTCTGGATATTCATGTGTGCGACGCGAACCGGCAAACCGGCACGCAAGCCGGCGGCGGGGCGCGCTGCCTCGCGCGCAAAGCTGACGCCATCAAGCACAAAAATGTCCTCCGCATCGAAGAAAACGGCGGCGTCCCCGGTTCCAGACAAGCCGCTCGCGCCGATATCGCAACCCAGGACCAGGAAGGCGAAGACGGAAGCAGCGACGAAGCGGAGCGCGACCGGCACATCGCCAGCTGGCAAGACACGCGCCGCCGTTGCCGCGCGCAAGGCGACGATCGCCGCCACCACGCGATACGTGGATGACGCGCCCATTATTCTTGAGGAGCACGACGATGCGGCGAAGGCTGGATTGAGCCGGCAGCGCACGCGGGTGACAACCGTTCGGCGCAAGGATCAGCCGAGCCCGCGCATCAAGCGCACCGCGGTGGAGCGTGTCGACGATCCGCCGCCGGCGACGGGCGCGGTTCTGATCGAGCGGGTAACGCGCGCGATCGAGCGCGAATTGTCCCTGATCGAGGTGATCGTCGGCGGCAGTCATTTGAAACCTCAGCAGCGCACGGAAGCCGAACGCCGCGCCCGCACGCTGGCCAGTCTCGCGCGCACGCTGGGGGAGGTGACGCGGCTGCGCGCCGGTCAGGAGAAGGTGAAGCCCGCCGATGACGACGCCGTGCCCCGCGACCTTGACGAGTTCCGGCGCGCGCTTTCGCGCCGACTGGAGCAGATGGTCGTCCCGCCAGCGACGCCTCCTGCTGGAGAGCATGAGTGAAGCGGAACTCGGATATCTTGCCCGGCAGTGGGATGTTTTCGCGCATCCGCATCAACGGCCGCCCGAGTTCGCGCCGAACGGCGCGCCGTGGCTGATCTGGCTGATGATCGGTGGTCGCGGGGCCGGAAAGACCCGCGCGGGAGCCGAGTGGATTCGCGCGCAGGCATTGGGCCTGCCGCCGTTCGCCAGCGAGGCGGTATCGCGCATCGCGCTGGTCGGCGAAACCGAACATGATGCGCGCGAGGTGATGATCGAAGGCGTGTCCGGGTTGCTCGCGGTTCACGCCGCTCACGAGCGGCCGTCATGGTCGCCGTCGCGCAAGCGGCTGGAGTGGAGCAACGGCGCGGTGGCGCAGGCGTTTTCCGCCGACGACCCTGAAAGCCTGCGCGGGCCGCAATTCGGCTGCGCCTGGTCCGACGAGATGGCGAAGTGGCGCTACGCGGAAGCTGCGTTCGACATGCTGCAATTCGGCTTGCGGCTGGGGTCGCAGCCGCGCCAGCTCATCACCACCACGCCACGGCCGACCGCGCTTTTGAAACGGCTGATGGACGACCCCGCAAGCGTGGTGACGCGCGCGCCGACGCAGGCCAACGCTTTCAATCTGGCGCCGACCTTCCTGCAGGGCGTGATGGCGCGCTACGCTGGAACGCGGCTCGGACGTCAGGAACTTGACGGCGAGATCATCGAGGACCGGCCCGATGCGCTTTGGTCGCGTGCGCTGCTTGAGCGATGCCGCGTGAGCGAGGCGCCGCCGCTGCGACGCATCGTGGTCGCGGTCGATCCGCCGGCGAGCGCAACCAGGCGCGCGGACGCCTGCGGCATTGTCGCGGCGGGGCAGGCCGCCGACGGCGCTGTTTACGTGATTGCCGACGAGACCGTGGCGGGCGTGACGCCGGCGCAGTGGGCGGCGAAGGCGATCGCGCTGTGGCGGCGATGCGAAGCCGATGCGCTGGTGGCGGAAGTCAACCAGGGCGGCGACATGGTGAAAGCCGTGATCGCGGAGGTCGATGCTTCGGTGCCTGTGATCGCGGTGCGCGCCACTCGCGGCAAATGGCTGCGCGCCGAGCCGGTGGCGACACTTTATGAGCAAGGCCGCGTCAGGCACGCCGGCGGCTTCGCCGCGCTTGAAGACGAGATGTGCGACTTCGCCCTCACGGGCCTGTCGTCCGGCCGTTCGCCGGACCGGCTCGACGCCCTGGTGTGGGCGGTGACATCGCTGGCGCTGGTATCGCGCGCCCAGCCGCGGGTGAGGGGACTGTGAACGCTGCTCCTCTCCTCGGGTGCGGGGAGAGACAAATAAAGGATCGCCAATGCGCTTGCGCTTGAAAAACATGTTTGCTCCACCCGAGACAAAAGCCAGCCGCACGGCCAGGCTGCTCGCCTTCGAAAGTGGCGGCCGCGCGCGCTGGACGCCGCGCGACTATGCGGCGCTGGCGCGCGAAGGCTATCTGGCCAATCCCGTCGTGCACCGCGCGGTGCGGCTGATCGCGGAGAATGTGGCGTCCTGCAGCTACCTCGTGTTCGAGGGCGCGCAGGAACGCGAGGCGCATCCGCTGTCGCTGCTGCTCGCGCGCCCGAATACGCGGCAGGACGGCGGCGCGTTTCTCGAAACGCTGGTGTCGCATCTGCTGCTGGCGGGCAATGCTTATGTTGAAACGGTCACGCTCGACGGGGCGGTGCGTGAACTTCATACGCTGCGACCCGATCGCATGAAGGTGGTGCCCGGCGCCGAGGGTTGGGCGGAAGCGTATGAATACAGCGTCGGCGGGCGCAGCGTGCGCTTTGATCAGGCCTCATCCGCCGTGCCGCCGATCCTGCACCTGACGTTCTTTCATCCGCTTGACGATCATTATGGCCTTGCGCCGATCGAATCCGCCGCCGTCGCCATCGACACCCATAACGCCGGATCGAAATGGAATAAGGCGCTGCTCGACAACGCCGCCCGGCCGTCCGGCGCGCTGGTCTATTCCGGGCCCGAGGGCGCGGTGCTCTCGGACTCGCAGTTCGACCGGCTCAAGCGCGAGTTGACCGATACCTATCAGGGCGCGGTGAACGCGGGCCGGCCGTTGCTGCTCGAAGGCGGACTGGACTGGAAAGCGATGTCGCTGACCCCGAAGGACATGGATTTCCTGGAGGCCAAGCACACGGCCGCGCGCGAGATCGCGCTCGCTTTCGGCGTGCCGCCGATGATTCTCGGCATTCCCGGCGACAACACCTACGCCAATTTTCTGGAAGCCAATCGCTGCTTCTTTCGCCAGACCGTGCTGCCGCTGGCGTCGCGTATCGGCAATTCGTTCGCGCAGTGGCTGTCGCCGCAGTTCGGCGAGAGCATCCGTATCGTCGTCGACACCGACAAAATGGACGCGCTCGCCGCCGATCGTACGGCGTTGTGGGAACGGGTCAGCGATGCGGCCTTTCTTACGCTCAACGAAAAGCGCGAAGCGGTCGGCTATGCGCCGATCGAGGGCGGCGACCGCCTGGAGTGAACCGTCACTCTCCCGCAAAGGGAAAAAAGCAGGAAGATCGTCATGTCTGATCTCATCCGCATCTTCAGCGATCGCGGCGATCTCGCTCATCTCGCGCTGTTTCTCTGGGCCAGCGCCGCGAGCGCCGGTCTGCTATTTGCGCTTCGCGAACTGTCGGCGGCTTCGCGCCGCTTCGACGATTTCGTTCGCGAGTTGCAGCGCTTCAACCGCACGGCGCATCGCCGCGCCGAAAACATCAAAGAGGATCTGGACTGATGGATACCCTTCACCGCGTTCTCCGCTCGTTCGGCACCGAGACGAAATCCTCGCGCGATCATCTCACCGTGTTTCGCGAGTTTCTCGCGCATCTCGATCGCGCGCAGCGCAATCCTCCCGTGGCCCGCGCGCCTCGCGCGAAGTCGCAAACGCGACGTAAGCCGGTGAAGCGCGGCCGCAAGGGATGACGTTTATCCGGTAAGGTCCGGCGCGCCACGCGCCGTCTTCAAGTTCAAGAATTCCACTCCCTTGCCCGCTGCGAGGCCGATCATGCACGCTCCGTTGTCATCCGTGTCCCGCCTGTCGTTCTCCAGCGACGGCATGGTCGAAGGTTATGCCAGCCTGTTCGGCGAGATCGATCAGGCGCGCGACATGATGATGCCCGGTGCGTTCACGCAGACGCTGAAAACGCGGGGGCTGCGCAGGATCCCGATGCTGTTCCAGCATGATCCCGCCGAGCCGGTCGGCGTCTGGCTCGAACTGCACGAGGATTTTCGCGGCCTCTGGGCGCGGGGAAAGCTGATCCCCGACGTGACGCGCGCGCGCGAGTTGCTTTCTTTAGTCGAGGCCGGCGCGGTGGATGGACTGTCGATCGGCTATCGCACCGTGCGCGGCCGGATCGAGCCGCGCACGCGCGTGCGTCATCTCTATCAGGTCGATCTGTGGGAGATATCCATCGTCACCTTCCCGCTGCTGGCGGGAGCGCGTGTCCGCGCCGTGAAGCAGGCGACGCCCCCGTCGCCGCGCTCGCGTGCGCGGACACAGGCCGAGCGCGAATGGCGGAGCATGAGGCAGGCCGCGGATGAACCGGCGCCGTCGCTCCGCCCGCGCCCGGTGGTGACGTCGCTGCGTGGCAGGGAAGCACGGCGCGCCGCCCTGTATGGTGCGATGCGCGCGCCGTTGGCGGGAGCGCGCTGATGGCAAGTTATGCTGGCATATTCGAAGCGGCTCAGCGCGCGTGTTGGATGCGGCCTGACGCCTACAGATGGATCCGGCCGGACGCCGCGCGCTTTCTCGCTCCCGGCACCGATCCTCGTGACGTCCTTCCCGCGCTTCAACGCAAGTTCAATCCGGACCAGCCGCGCGTCCCCGCCGGCAATCCGGACGGCGGGCGGTGGACGGATGGCGGCGGCGGCCGTCTCGAGCAGATTCAGCATCGGCCGAACAAGCGACCCATTGACCTGCTGGAAGAGCGCAGCCTGGGTGGCCACGCCATCGAAAGGCATGTCGGCCTGAGCAACGCTTCTCTTTTGAAAGCGGTTAACGATGCGGCCAGTTACGCTCGCCGGAACGGCTCGGCGTTCGGTTTGAGGGAAGGTTCCTTTCCCTCGCTGGAGGCGGCGAACAAGCTGGTCAATTCGACGATTGCGCGAAATCCGGACAAGGTTGATAAAGTCGTCAGCGGGCTTTCAGGGAAGGAGAACCTTGACGCCATATTCGGTTCGCCGACCGGGAGCGAGGCCTATGCGGCGACCGAGCACTCGCAGCCTTATATCAGGGAAACTTACGGTGTCCGGGTCGTGATCGTGCGTGATCGCAGGAGTGAAAAAAGGTACAGGGTTGAGACCGCGTTTCCGCAGAATTTGGAACGTTAGCCTATGGCGAGATATAAAATCCAAGTTTGCATCGCGCCAACGGATATTCAGATGTATCTGCAGTGGCGTGACGAGCGCGAGTACTGGCTGGGACGGAAGTTCCTTGCCGAGATTGACGATTATCCGGAATCTCAGCGCCAACAGGATCCCAGTCATATCGAATGGTATTATCTGAACGAAGACCAGTTCGAGAAATTGACGAAGTTCCGCAAGGAACTACGCGCGAAACGCAGGGGCCGTTAGACAAGCGATCACCTCGCTGGTGTCGGTCTCGTCGGTGGGCGTATCGGATCACCGCTTGAACGCCAGCCCCAGCGCGAGACCTGCGATGGCTCCGATGCAGATCGCCGCGCCGCCGGCGGCCATGGTCCAGTTCAGAAGATAAAGCGCTATCGACAACATCGTTTTGTCGCCGTGGACGCTCGTCATCAAAAAGGATGACGCAAACGTTGCCAGCAAAACGACGCAGGCTGCGATCCCGATCCAGGCGGCGCCTCGCCTTGAGGGCCGCATCGCAAACCACGCGCTGGCGGTCGCGGCGACGGCCAGGGTTATCCAGACAAAGATCAGAAATCGCATGGTTCGCCTCGACGTGCTCCCGTTGCAGGCCGCCATTCTAACGCACACTCACGCGCAAGTCTTGTGCTCAAACAAGTCCAAACGTCGGACAGGACGGGGACGAAATCATTATCACCAAGGAGAGAATGAATGGACTTCGATATCACCGACATGGCGCCGGAGCATAAATCCGGCGGCGCCGTCCGCGGCGGCTATGACGACTTTCGCGTCACCTTCGAGGAGTTCAAGGCGGCCAACGACGAACGCCTGGCGCGGCTGGAGCAGAAACGCGGCGACGTGCTGCTGGAGGAGAAGGTCGATCGCATCAACGCCGCGCTCGACGCCCAGCACAGGCGCATGGACGAGCTGGCGCTCAAGCACGCCCGTCCGGCGCTCGAGGGCCGCTCCGGAATCGTCGGCGGCGCGGTCTCAGTCGAGCACAAAAGCGCTTTCGAGGCTTATGTGCGGGGCGGCGAGACCGGCGCCTTGCGCGCGCTGGAGACCAAGGCGATGTCGGCCGGCTCCAATCCGGACGGCGGCTATCTCGTCCCCGTCGAACTTGAGCACGAGATCGGGCAGCGGCTGGCGGCGATCTCGCCGATCCGCGCGCTGGCGTCGGTTCGCACCATCTCGGGCAATGTCTACAAGAAGCCGTTCATGACCGCGGGCCCCGCCACGGGGTGGGTCGGAGAGACGGACTCGCGGACGCAAACCACCTCGCCGACGCTGGATGCTTTGAGCTTTCCGGCGATGGAGCTTTACGCCATGCCGGCGGCGACCGCGACGCTGCTCGATGACTCCGCCGTCAACATCGACGAGTGGATCGCGCAGGAAGTCGAGCTGACATTCGCGGTTCAGGAAGGCGCCGCCTTCGTGAATGGCGACGGCACCAACAAGCCGAAGGGCTTTCTGCAATCCGACACCGTCGCGAATGGCTCCTGGGTGTGGGGCAAGCTGGGTTTCGTCGCCAGCGGCGGCGCGAGCGGCTTTGCGTCGTCCAACCCGTCCGATGCCCTGGTCGATCTGGTTTATGCGCTGAAGGCCGGCTATCGCCAGAACGCCGCGTTCATCATGAACCGCAAGACGCAAGCTGCGATCCGCAAGTTCAAGGACACCGGTGGGTCCTATCTGTGGCAGCCGCCGGCGCAGGCTGGCGGGCGCGCCTCGCTGATGACCTTCCCGCTGGTCGAGGCCGAGGACATGCCGGATGTCGCCGAGAATTCGCTGTCGATCGCGTTCGGCGATTTCCGTCGCGGCTATCTCGTGGTGGACCGCGCCGGCGTGCGCGTGCTGCGCGATCCGTATTCGGCCAAGCCCTACGTGCTGTTCTACACGACCAAGCGGGTCGGCGGCGGCGTGCAGGACTTCGATGCCATCAAGCTGATGAAGTTCGCGGCGAGCTGAGAAGGTCGCCGCTCCTGCATCATTGCGTCATGGCCGGACAAAAGCGCGAAGCGCGTCTTCGCGGCAGGTCCCGCGCATGACCTGAAAACTCAGCGGCGCGCTTCTCTGGCGCGCCGTTCTGCGTTTTGGACGCATTCATCAAGGACATTTTCGATGCCATCGCATCATGACGCCTGGCTGCGTCGTCAGCAATCGCGATGGCTGCAGCCGGACGGCGGCCGCTGGATTCGTCCCGACGCCGCGCGGTTTCTCCCGCCCGGCGCAGACGTCGAGAAAGCGTTTCCGGCGCTGGCCCCGAAATACAATCCGAACCAGCCGCGCGTGCCGGCGGGCAATTCCGACGGCGGCAATGGACGGATGGCGGCGCAGGAAGAGGTAGTCTCGGTCTCTTTCAGATTACGCCGCGCGACAACACGATCGACGGTGTGCAACTTTCCGGTGATTGGCCGCCGTTTGAAGAACCGCCGGAAGTTCCGCCTGCCGTCCGCAAGCCAACGGAACGACCGATCGATTTTATCCGCCGAGTAGTCAAATACCTTCGCGTGGTCGGTCCTATGTCGCCGGCCGCTGACTCAGTTTTCGAGGCGCTGCGGCAAGCCGAGGGCCTCAGAGGAGAGACAGCGGCGATCAAATCGGCAAATGATCCGCCGCGTACGCTGGAGGAGCTTCAGGCCCGCGCGCGGCTGCCCAGTGAGCCCGGCTACGAGGATCATCACATTGTCGGGCAGTTCGCACAAAACAGGCAGCAATTCGGGAGCCTGCGGATTGACAGCCCTGAAAATACGGTGCGGATTCTTGTCGTGAAGCATCTCGACATCAACGGTTATTATTCAAGGGCCAACGAGCAATATGATGGTCGGTCGCCCAGAGATTATCTTCGCGGCAAGAGTTGGGACGAGCAGACACGTGAAGGACTAAAAATCCTGCGCAAAAATGGGGTGCTCAAGTAATGATATCTGTTCAGCCGAATGCTCTTGTGAAGAATCTTGTTGCGCAATTCGTCGAGATCGGCGTCGCGCAATATGATGCGATTTATGTAATCGACAACGCTATGTATAACCGCTTGTACAAAAAGATGGAGCGTATAAGGGCAGAGCTAAAAAAGATGCCTGGCGATCAGAGGAGGGCTCTGTTGCCGCTACTCTCCCATCCGAACGTACAGGTTCGATTGAAAGCCGCTCACTCTCTTCTTGCGCTCTATCCCGATTTGGCTCGCAGTGCTCTTGAAAGTATCCGCGAGTCCGGCATAGAGCCACAAAATGGAGAGGCTGCAATGGCACTCAGCGGGCTCGATGAGGGCAGCTATATTCCAAGGTGAGGAGTGGCTCGTTTTCATATCTCCGCGCCCCAGCTTCGCGCCGTTCTCAAAATCCAGTCGCGGTAGAGCGCGAGCGGCGTGACGCCGGTGAGGCCGCCGCAGCCTGACGTGTTGTTCGCGCCCGTCGACCAGCTCACGACACCGACGATGACGCCGCCGCTGGAATCGAGAAGCGCGGGCGCGCCGGAATCGCCGGTGCAGGCGCCGAGGCCCGCGCGCGCATTGTTGGTGAGCGGATCGACCAGGCGAATCTGCAAGGTGCCGGGCTTCCCGGTTACAGCAAGACTCGCGGCCCGCGCCACGCCGCCGCTGCGGCCGTCGCCCGGCGTTGCCACGCCCATGCCGACGACGGTAAGGCGCTGACCAACGTTGATCGGCATCAACGCGCCGCCGATCCGAACCGGTTGCACGGCGAGCGGCGCGGTGAGTTGCAACAGACCGATGTCGGCGGTGGCGCGGTGGGCGAGCAGGCTCTGCGGATTGAACTGCGGATGCACGGCCGCTCGCTTGATATCGAGCAGGCGCGGCGGCTGGCTCCTGTAGTCCACCATCTTGGTGGCGACACCGGGCGCGATGCAATGCGCGGCGGTGAGGATGATATCGCGCGCGATCAGCGTGCCGGTGCAGGAGTTGCCCTGTGAACCGACGATGGTGACGACCGCGTTCGCCAGCGCAGGCGAGGGCGCACTCCCGCTGCCGACCATGGCAAGGGCAGGTTGCCCTGACGTCAGCACCGTCGCAGCGGTGAGCACGCGGATGAATTTCTGATTCATGCAGCGATGGGAGCCATCGCGCTGCCCGTCTGTCAACTCGATACGCGGCAGATTTCCTCTCTCCCAGCGGGAGAGGTGGAGCAAGTCAACCGGCGTACCCATCAATCGAGAGAAAGTACCAACATGCCATCGATACTTCTGACCGGTCCCGCGATCGAACCCTGGTCGGTCGAGGAGGCCAAGAGTTTCCTGCGCGCCGAGAACGATGACGATGACGCGGTGATCGCGTCGCTGATCGCGGCGGCGCGAAGCCATGTCGAGGCGATGACGCGCTGCGCCCTGATCGCGCAGACCTGGCGCTTCGTGCTGGATCAGTGGCCGAAAGACGGTCGCATCAGGCCGGGCCGGGGACCGTTGCAGACGCTCGCCGCGGCGCGCGTTTATAACTCCGCGGGGATCGCCACGCCGGTCGATGCCGGGACGTTCGTTCTCGACAAGGCGGCTGGCGTGATCGCTTCATCCGTCTGGGTGTTTCCGGGGCGCGCCAGCGCGGGCATCGAACTCGATATCGAGATCGGATTCGGCGACGCCGCTTCCGATGTGCCTGACGTGTTGCGCCATGCGGTGCGAACGCTGGTCGCGCACTGGTATGAGAACCGCGGCCTTATCGCCATTGGCCAGAGCGTCGCGATGATGCCGGCCAGCGTCAGCGCCATGATCGCGAGCTATCGCGTGCACGCGCTTTGATCGTTCTCGCTTTCTCGAAAAGGACATCACCATGACCAGCGCCAATGCAGCGCTCCGCGCCGCCGTTCACGATGCGCTTGCGGCCGACAGCGGCCTTCGTGCCCTGCTCGGCGGCAAGCGGGTCTATGACGAGCCGCCGCGCGGGGCGCTGTTGCCTTATGTCGCGATCGGTGAGGCGCGCGTGACCGACGTGTCGGTGGACGAGGGGCCGACGCAGGAGCATCAGATCACGCTTCATGCGCGATCCCGTCAGGGCGGCCAGAGCGAGGCTCACGCCATCGCGGGCGCGGTGTTGCAGGCTCTCGACGATGCGGCGCTGACGCTCGCCGCTCACCGGCTGGTCAATTTCCGCTTCGCGGTCGCCGACATCCGGCGCGAGTCCGACGGCCGCACCTATCACGCACAGGTGCGATTCCGCGCCGTGACCGAACCTACAACCTGATCGCAAAGGAGGCGTCATGGGCGCACAGAAGGGCAAGGACCTGCTTCTGAAGATGAGCGACGGCTCGAGCTTCGTCACGGTGGCGGGACTGCGCAGCCGCAGGATCGCGTTCAACGCGGAGATTGTCGATGTCACGGATGCGGAATCGACGGACCGCTGGCGCGAATTGCTCGCGGGCGCAGGGGTCAGGCGTGCGTCGCTGTCGGGACGCGGCCTGTTCAAGGACGCGGCGTCAGACGCTTTGGTGCGGCAGGCTTTCTTCGATGGCTCGATCAAGACGTGTCAGGTGATGGTGCCGGACTTCGGCACCATCGAGGGCATGTTCCAGATCGCGAGCCTTGAATTCGCGGGCGAACACAATGGCGAGGTGACGTTCGATCTCGCGCTCGAATCCGCCGGCGCGCTGACGTTTACGGCGCTGTGAAACGAAAGGATTCAAATGCCCAACAAACATCGCGGTGAGATCGGCGCAGAGCTTGGCGGACGGCAGCGGACGCTGGTGTTGACGCTGGGCGCGCTGGCCGAGCTTGAATCCGCGTTCGGCGCCGACGACCTGATGGCGCTCGCGGAGCGTTTCGGTTCGGGGCGGGTGTCGTCGCGCGATTTGATCCGCATCATCGGCGCGGGCCTGCGCGGCGCGGGAGAGGCTGTCAGTGACGACGATGTGGCCGTGATGACGGTCGAGGGCGGTGCGGCCGGCTTCGTCAGGATCGCGGCTGGTCTGATCAGCGCGACCTTCGACGAAAGCGTCGCTCCATGAAGCCGTTTCCGTGGGCGGCGGCGATGGGCTTCGGCTTTGGCGTGTTGCGCCTTGCGCCGGATGTTTTCTGGCGGATGACGCCGCGCGAACTGGCGCAGGCTGTCCAGGCGATCCGGGGACCCGCGACCACGCCGCTGGCGCGGGGAGAACTCGACGATCTGCTGGCGCGTTTTCCTGATGCGCCGCGCAAGGGAGAATCCGATGACTGACGACACGGGTCTGCATGAGACCTCGCGCACGCTTGATGATCTCACGGTCAGGACACAGGCGCTGACCACCAGCGCAGGCGGCTTCGCGCGAGCGATGACGCAGGCGTTTTCGTCTTCGGTCAGCGGCGGCAGGCAGTTCGACGATGTGCTGAAGACGCTGGCGCTGCGGGTCTCGAGTCTCGCCGTGACGGCGGCATTCAAGCCGCTGACGGCAAGCCTGACCAGCGGCATCTCCAGCCTGTTTTCCGGACTCGCCGGCAGCATCGGCTCGTTCGGCGGCGTGCAGGCCCATGCTCTCGGCGGCATCAAGCCGTTCGCGAGCGGCGGCGTGATCGGCGCGCCGAGCTATTTTCCAATGATGGATGGCGGCGTCGGCCTCGCCGGCGAGGCGGGCCCGGAAGCGATCATGCCGCTGGCACGCGGGCCGGACGGCCGGCTCGGCGTTTCCGGCAAGGGCGGTGGCAACAGCATCACGGTGCAGATCGCGACGCCTGACCTCGACAGGTTCCGCCGTTCCGAGAGTTACATCGCGGGCCAGATCGCGCGGGCGGTCGCGCGGGGGCAACGGAGCTTGTGAAGACGCCGACTACGACGCCGCACCGTCGCTCCACGTCATGCCCGGCCTTGTGCCGGGCATCCACGTCTTAAGCGCGACCGATAAAGAAGACGTAGATGGCCGGGACCAGCCCGGCCATGACGTAGAGGGTTTGTCATGACCAGCTTTCACGAAGTGCTGTTTCCGCTCGATGTCGCGCTGAAGAGCGCGGGCGGGCCGGAGCGGCGCACCGACATCGTGAGCTTCGGCTCGGGCCGCGAGGCGCGCAACGCGCGCTGGGCGCAGTCGCGGCGGCGCTTCGACGCCGGTTACGGCGTCAAGACGCTGGAGGCGTTGCAGGCCGTTGTCGCCTTCTTCGAGGAGCGGCGCGGCAGGCTCTACGGCTTTCGCTGGCGCGACCGGCTGGATAGCTGCTCCGCTGCGACCGGCAGCGTTATCTCGCCGCTCGATCAGGTGATCGGGATAGGCGACGGAACGACATCGACGTTTCAGTTGATCAAGACATATGGCGGTGCTTTCGCGCCTTATGCGCGCGCGATCGGAAAGCCCGTGAACGACAGCGTGCGCGTCGCGGTCGCCGAGAGCGAGGCGGCGGCGGGATCGGCCTTCACCTGCGACGCCACCACCGGCCTTGTGACGTTTCTCCCCGAGCACACGCCGCCGCCGGGAGCGGCGGTCACCGCGGGATTCAAGTTCGACGTGCCGGTGCGGTTCGACACTGACTATCTCGAAGTCGATCTCGCAACCTTCGCCGCCGGGGCTATTCCGAAAATTCCGCTGGTGGAGATCCTGCCGTGAGAAGCATTCCATCCGCGCTTCAGGCAAAACTCGACTCCGGCGCGACCACGCTGGCGCGCTGCTGGATCGTGACGCGGCGCGACGGCGTCGTGCTCGGCTTTACCGATCACGACCGCGATCTGATGATCGGCGATGTCGTGTGCCGCGCCGCCACCGGCTTCACCGCCTCAGAAGCCACCAGCCGCTTCGATCTCGCTGTCGATGGCGCCGAGATATCGGGCGCGTTCTCGGACGATTCTCTGAGCGAGGCCGATCTTGCCGCCGGCCGCTACGATGCCGCCGGGGTCGCGACCTGGCTGGTCGACTGGAGCGATGTCTCGCTGAGGATTCTGATCGCGCGCGGCACGATAGGAGAGGTCCGGCGCGAGGGGGCAGCGTTCACCGCGGAACTGCGCGGGCTCGCGGATGCGCTGGCGCAGGACAGCGGACGCCTGTTCACGGCGCGGTGCGGTGTGGATCTCGGCGACGGGAAATGCCGTGTCGATCTGGCCAGTTCGACCTTTCGCCGCAGCGGGACGGTCACGGCCGTCGAGGGAACGTCGATCCTTGCCGTTTCCGGCCTTTCCGGCCTTGCCGCCGGCTGGTTCACGGCGGGGCGGTTGAACTGGACCGGCGGAGCCAACGCCGGCCTCGCGATCGAGGTCAAGCAGCACCGCGTGGTCGCGGGCGTGGTGCGCCTGTCATTGTGGCGGGCGATGCCGGAGCCGATTGCCGTCAGCGACAGCTTCGTGGTCACCGCAGGTTGCGACAAGAGTTTCGCGACCTGCCGCGACCGCTTCGCCAACACCAATAATTTTCGGGGCTTCCCGCAAATTCCCGGCAACGATTTCGTCGTCAGCTATCCGCTGCCGGGTTCGCCCGATAACGGCAACGGCAGCAAGGCGCTGTGAAGGAGCCGCCTCGTGACCTTCCCACATACATCCCGCGCGGCCATCGTCGCGGAGGCCCGCGGCTGGATCGGCACGCCCTATCGGCATCAGGCCTCGCTCAAGGGCGTTGGCTGCGATTGCCTCGGCCTGGTGCGCGGCGTTTGGCGCGACTGCATCGGCGATGAGCCGGAAACGCCGCCGCCCTATGCGCCGGACTGGGCCGAGGCAAAAGGCGACGAGACACTGGCCGCGGCGGCGCTGCGCCATCTCGTTCCGGTCGCGCGCGACGGCTTCGGGGCCGGCGATGTGCTGCTGTTCCGATGGCGTGACGGATTCGTCGCCAAGCATGTCGCGATCGCATCGAGCGAGCACGCCATGGTCCATGCGCATGACGGCGCGGCCGTCTGCGAAATCGCGATCGCGCCGTGGTGGCGGCGGCGGCTGGCTTACGCATTTCGTTTTCCCGGAGTTTCGGACTGATGGCAGCGCTGGTTCTTTCCGTCGCAGGCGGCGCCGCGGGCGCGTTGTTCGGGCCGGCCGGCGCGATCGCCGGGCGTCTCGCCGGCGCGCTGATCGGCAACGCCGTCGATCGCAAGCTGTTCGGGCCCGGCAACCGGACGATCGTCGGTCCGCGTCTCGCCGATCTCGATGTGATGGCCTCCACGGAGGGTGCGCCGATTCCGCGCGTCTATGGTCGCGCGCGGCTGTCGGGCCAGGTGATCTGGGCGACGCGGCTGGAAGAGGTCGTCAACAGCGAAACCTCGTCTTCCGGCGGCAAGGGCGGCGGCCTGTTCAGCGGACCGAGCACCACGACCACCACTTACAGCTATTTCGCCAACTTCGCGGTCGGCCTTTGCGAGGGCGTGATCGGCCGTGTCGGGCGGATCTGGGCCGACGGCAGTCCGCTTGATGTTTCCGGGCTCACCTTCCGTGTCCATCGCGGCACCGAGGATCAGGCTCCGGATGATCTGATCGTCGCAAAGGAAGGAGCGGGCCGCGCGCCGGCCTATCGCGGGCTCGCTTATGTCGTGTTCGAGCGGATGCCGCTGGCGAAATTCGGCAACCGTATTCCGCAGCTCTCGTTCGAGATCATCCGTCCCATCGGCCAGCTCGAACGGATGGTCCGCGCCATGACGTTGATCCCCGGCACCACCGAGTTCGGCTACGAGCCGTCCGCCATGACGCGCTCGACCGGTCCGGGTCAGTCGGTGCCGGAAAACCGGCATGTGGCGAACGCTGAATCCGACGTGATCGCCGCGCTCGACGATCTGCAGGGTGCATGTCCGAATCTCGAAAGCGTGGCCGTGGTGGTGGCGTGGTTCGGATCGGACCTCCGTGCCGGAAGCTGCGTCGTGCGTCCCGGCGTCGACAGCGCGGGCAAGATCACGCGCGGCGGCGACTGGTCGGTGGCCGGGGTGACGCGGGGAAGCGCTTATGTGGTGTCGCAGGTCGACGGTCGTCCGGCATTCGGCGGCACGCCCTCGGACGCCAGCGTGAGGCATCTGATCGCGGAGTTGAAGGCGCGCGGCCTCAAGGTGACGTTCTATCCTTTCGTCATGATGGATCTTCCGGCCGGTAACGGCCTGACCGATCCCTGGAGCGGAGCCTCGTCGCAGCCGGCCTATCCCTGGCGCGGCCGCATCACCTGCGATCCCGCGCCGGGGCAGCCGGGTTCGCCGCAAGGCACGGCGACGGCGGCGGCGCAGGTCGCCAGTTTCTTCACCGGTGGTAGCTGGAACTATCGCAAGATGATCCTGCATTACGCGAACCTCGTCGTATCCGCCGGCTCCGTCGATGCGTTCCTGATCGGCTCGGAATTGCGGTCGCTGACGCGCGTGCGCTCGGGGGCCGGCGTCTATCCTGCCGTCGATGTGCTGGTGACGCTTGCGGCGGAGGTGAAATCCATCGTCGGCTCATCGACGGTCGTAACCTACGGCGCGGACTGGACCGAGTATGGCGCGGATGTCGTTGACGCCGGCGCGTCCGAGGTCCGCTTTCCGCTCGATCCGCTGTGGGCGTCCAGCGCGATCGACGCCGTGGCGATCGACTACTACATGCCGCTCGCGGACTGGCGCGACGAGGCCGGGCATCTCGACTTCGACATCGCGGCCTCGACCTACGATCTCGGCTACCTCGCGGGCAACGTCTATGGCGGCGAGGGGTTCGACTGGTATTACACTGATAGTGTAGCGCGCGCCGCGCAGACCCGCACGCCGATCACCGACGGGCTCGGCAAGCCGTGGACGTTCCGCGTCAAGGACATCAAATCGTGGTGGTCGTCGGCGCATCATGAGCGGGTCGGTGGTGTCGAGCTTTCAGGCCCGACCGCGTGGGTACCGCAAAGCAAGCCGGTCTGGCTGACCGAAGTCGGCTGCCCGGCGGTGGACAAGGGCGCCAATCAGCCGAACGTGTTTCCCGATCCCAAATCCTCGGAAAACTACCTGCCGTACTTCTCGAGCGGCAGCCGTGACGATCTGATGCAGCGCCGCTATCTGCAAGCGCTGCTCGGCAAGCTGGATCCCTCATTCGGCGCGGCGGATGCCGATAATCCCGTCTCTTCGATTTACGGGCGGCGCATGATCGAGCCGTCCGCGATCTACCTTTGGACCTGGGACGCGCGACCCTATCCGGCGTTTCCCGCCGCCACCGAGGTCTGGAGCGACGGGCCGAACTGGCAGACCGGGCACTGGCTCACCGGCCGTCTCGGCGCAGCGCCGATGGATGCGCTGGTGCAGGCGCTGCTCACCGATAGCGGCGTCACCGGCGCCGACACCTCGGCGCTGCGCGAAGCTTGCGACGGCTACGTGGTCGACCGGCCGATGTCGCCGCGGGCCATGATCGAACCGCTTGCCGGGGCTTACGCTTTCGATGCGTCCACGGCGGACGGAACGCTGCGCTTCGTTTCGCGGGGCGGCGCGCCGGTCGCGGAATTCGCGGAAGGCGACCTGGTGCTGACGAATGGCGGCGGGCTGGCGCAGCTCACGCGCGCGCAGGAAACCGAACTGCCGCGCGAAGCGCGCTTCAGTTTTACCGACGGGACGGTGGATTACAGGCGATCCGCGGTGACGTCACGGCGTCTGGCCGGCGGCTCGAACCGAAGCGTTCACTCCGATCTTGCCGTCGTCGGCGATGACGCGGCGATGGCGCGCCGGGCCGAGATCTGGCTTCAGGATTTGTGGGCGGGCCGTGAAAGCGCCGCGTTCTCGCTCGGCCCGCAATGCCTGTCGCTGACGCCGGGCGATGTGATCGCGGTGACGGTCAACGGGCGACGGCGGCTGTTCGAAATCAGCGCGCTGCTCGATGCCGAAGCACGGCAGGTCTCTGCCCGCAGCATCGATCCCGAAGTCTTCTCCGTGCCGCTGTCTGTTCCGCGGCCGACGCGACCCGCGATTCCGGCGGCGCTCGGGCCGGTTCAGGTTTCGGTGCTCGATCTGCCGATGATCGAACCATCGGAGCCGCCGATCCTGACCCGGCTCGCGGTCTTCGCAAAGCCCTGGCCGACGGCGGTGACGGCCTGGACCTCATTCGACGGCGCAGGTTTTCAGCCGGCCGCGATCATTCCGGCGCCCTCGACATCGGGCGAAACGCTCGACCCGCTGCCGGCGGGGCCGTCGGGGAGGTGGGATCGCGGCAACGCCGTGCGCGTGCGCCTCTACGGCGGAGCGCTCTCGTCGGTGTCGGATGGCCACGTGTTGGCCGGGGCCAACGCGGCGGCTGTGCAGAACACTAACGGCGATTGGGAGGTTTTGCAGTTTGCCCATGCGGAGCTGGTGGACGGCGGCACCTATAGACTGTCGCGCCTGTTGCGCGGGCAGGCCGGAAGCGACCATGCTATCGCCGATGTGTTGCCGGCGGGAACTCCCTTCGTTCTGCTCGACAGGCGTCTTGCACCGCTGGCGAGAGGATTGAGCGCGCTGGATCGTCCGATCATGGTGCGGCTTGCCGCCGCCGGACGAAACCATGATGATCCCATGGCCGTCGCGCTGACGGTCACGCCGCGCGCGACGGCCCTGTTGCCGCTGTCGCCGGTGCATGTGAAAGCATCTCGCGTGAGCGGCGGTGTTCACATCTCGTGGATTCGCCGGACGCGCATCGACGGCGATGGCTGGGGCGTCGAAGTGCCGCTGGGCGAGGATGTCGAAGCGTACACGCTCGACATTCTGTCAGGCGGCGCGATCGTACGCAGCATCGCGTGCAGCACGCCCGGAGCGTTTTACTCCGATGCCGATGAACTGGCGGATTTCGGCGCGCCTCAGGCAAGCCTGCATCTTCGCGTCGCGCAGCTATCCGCGACCGTCGGCGCCGGTCATCCCGCTGAACTCACTCTCACCCTCTGAGTTGCCATGACAGACACACCGAATCTCGGGTTGCCGTATATCGACGGCAGCCAGGCCCAGAAGCACGTCACTCACAATGAAGCGTTGCGCATACTCGACGCGGCGATTCAGATCGGGGTGCTCGATCTGACGCTCGCCACGCCGCCTTTGAGCCCGGCGGACGGTGGACGGTATGTCGTCGCAGGCGGGGCGACCGGCGCCTGGGCCGGAAAGGACGATGCGATCGCGACCTGGCAGGACGGCGCCTGGGCGTTCCTTACCCCGAAGGCGGGATGGTGCATCTGGTCGGCGGCGGATGAGAGCCTGTTCGTGTTCGACGGCTCTGCCTGGCAGGGCGCGGGTGGCGCGGCGTCGCTCGATAGCGTCGCGCAGCTCGGCGTGAACGCCGCCGCCAGCGCTCCAAATCTGCTGACGGTCAGATCCAACGACGCGTTGTTTACCGCTATCGAAACTGTCGATGGCGGTACCGGCGATGTGCGGATTCAGGTCTCGAAGGAGGGTTCGGCCAACACCGCGTCAGTGTTTTTCTCGAACGGCTTTTCGGGGCGGGCTGAATTCGGTCTGGTCGGCGCGGACACCTTCAAGCTTAAGGTGTCGGCGGACGGCTCAGGCTGGATCGAGGCCCTCGATATCGATCAGGACACCGGCAACGTCACGCTGCCACGCGGGTTGTCGCTCACTGGTGTGATCTCGCCGGCGCAAATCACCGCCGATCAGGACGATTATGCTCCGGCGGGACTCGCGGCCGCTTCGGTTCTGCAGATCAGCGCGGACGCACCGCGCGGCATTTCGGGTCTGGCAGGCGGGGGCGAAGGGCGTTGTCTCACCGTCATCAACGTGGGCAGCCAGCCGGTTACGCTATTGAACGAAAGCGCATCGTCGTCCGCATCAAATCGCTTTTCGCTCAACGACAGCCTTGTGATGTCGGCGAAGCAGGCCGTGATACTGCGTTACGACGGCACCGCCGCGCGCTGGCAGGCGATCGCGGGCGGGATGGCCGGGGCGGGGACTTCCGTGGGCGGCTTCGTCTCTCCGCCGCAGGGTCGCCTGACGCTTGCGAGCGGCGTGCCGGTGATGACGACGACGCAGAGCGCGAAGACCACGCTTTATTATACGCCTTACAAAGGCAACCGGATTCCGGTCTATAACGGCACTGAGATGGTGCCGACGGCATTTGCCGAACTGTCCGTCGCGACGACGGACACGGCGAAGAACCCGGCCGCGATCGGCGCCGGCCAGGTCAATGACTGGTTTGTCTGGAACGACGACGGAACGCTGCGGCTCAGCCATGGTCCGGACTGGACCGATGATACGACGCGCAGCGCCGGCACCGCGTTGACCATGGTCGACGGTGTCCTGTTGAACAATGCCAGCATCACCAACGGCCCCTCCGCCTCGCGCGGCACGTATGTCGGCACGACCCGGAGCAATGGTTCGTCACAACTTGAGTTCATCCCGGGTGCGTCGGCATCGGGTGGCGGTGCGGCGGTCGTTGGTCTGTGGAATATGTACAACCGGCGGCCGGCGCAGCTTTTCGTGCAGGATTCGACAGCGGGCTGGGCTCATACGAGTGCGGCGTGGCGCGCGGCGAACAACAGTGCCGGCAACCGGATCGCCTTGGTATGTGGCCTGGTGGAGGATGGAGTCCGGGCGAGTTATGCAAGCCTGGCTTTTTCGACGTCGAGCGCCGTTCAGGTTGGCATCAGCATCGCACTGGACGCGACGAATGCGATCGCAGCGAATGCGACGAGCTTCACGACTTATTTCGGGGCGGGCAGCAACAATCAGATTTCATGCGTAGCGAACTATTCCGGGTATCCGGGTCTTGGTTTCCATTACCTGCAGGCGATCGAGTACGGCGGGACGAACGCCTTGTTCACCAGCGCCAGCGGTCCGACCCGTGCCGGTCTGAGCGCGACGATCTGGTATTAGAGCATGATCCCGAAAGGTGGAAACCGGTTTTCGGATCGGATCATGCTCGATCAAAAAGTTAAGGCTGGAGTCTGAATTCAACGCAGTTTGATCAGACTCTGGCGCGAACGGTCGATCGCTAATCGCTTGTAAACCACCGACAAACAATCCCGATCAGGTCTAGGTACCGAAGCGCATGAAATGGGACCGTCGCTTTGGTCATCTCACCGTTAATAAACCAGATGCACTCGGCTTCATCTCCCATCACGGTCAAGATTGTCATCCGTGGCCCCCCTGATCGGAGAGTAACGATATCTCCGGGTGCGAAACCGGCCAGTGTCTTGCTGACAGCAATATAGTCCGAGCTCATCTCAACCCCAAATAAGCGACCTATAACACCCGCAACCTGCTCGGGAAAGCCCCTCAATAGCCAAAAGGATCCTGTTCAATGCCCAACGCAGCCTTGGCCGCGAACGCTCCCGCTATGTCCGAGTTCGGAGCAGCGCTCCGCAAGCTCTGACCGCGCGGCAATAGCAGAATCGCCGGGCTGGTCGAGAGCATCACGACAACGGCGCCGGCTATATTCGATGAATACGAGATCGCCACGCCGCTGTTGATTGCGCATGTCATGGCTCAGATCAGCCATGAATGCGGGGCCGGGACCGTTGTGACCGAGAACCTGAACTATTCGGCACGCCGAATGACCCAGGTGTGGCCCTCGCGGTTTCCGAACGTGTCCAGCGCCGCGCCTTACGCGCAGAATCCGCGCGCGCTCGCCAATAAAGTCTACAACGGCCGCATGGGCAATCGCGCCGGCTCCGACGACGGCTGGAATTTCCGAGGCCGCGGCGCCGTGCAGACGACCGGACGCGAAGGCTATGTACGACTGGCGGCTTCGACCGGCCTCGATGTCGTGACGCATCCCGACCTGGTGAACGATCCGGCGCATTTTCTCCGATGCGGCGTCGCGGATTTCGTCAACTGCGGATGTCTTCCGTTCGCTCGAAGGGACGACGTGCGCGGTGTCACAAGGCGGCTGAACGGTGGGTTCATCGGGCTGCCGGATCGCATGGCATGGCTCGCGCGATGGAAGCGCAGCCTTGGAGCTCACTAGAGTCTGTTCAACTGCGTTGAATCAGACTCGCCGCTTATCTTTTGCTTGAGCATGATCTTTTCCGGAAACCGGTTTCCGCTCTTCGGGACCATGCTCCGGAACGACCGCCGCGCGACGGTCTCGCGCAATTCTCAGGACATCATTGGAGACAAGACATGACATCGGATTCGGTGTGGCAGATCGTGCGCTATTTGCTGATCGCGGCCGGAAGCTTCGCGACCGGCAAGGGATGGGTCACGGCAGATCAGGTGACCAGCATCATCGGGGCGATCGGCACGCTCTTTACGGTCGCATGGGGGCTTTACGTCAAGGCCGACACCAAGGCGGTTCGCTCTGCCACCGCCGCGCGCCCCGACGTGCCCACCGTCAGCGCCGCGACGGGCGCCGTCAAGTAATCCGGACAACAGGAGCCACCATCCATGCGAAAACCTGTCGCCGCGATAGCGGTCGTCTGCGGACTGACACTGGCGGGCTGCCAGACCGTCGCGCTGCCCTCGCTGAATCTTAACAGCCCTGCTGCTCTCAATACGGTGTATGGCATTCAGAACGCCTTCGGCGTCGCGGTGAATTCCGCGAACGCCTACAGGGCGCTGCCGCTTTGCCGGACCGGAACCGGGCCGGGGGTGGCCAACATCTGCGCCAAACGGTCGGTGATCGAAAGACTGCAAGCGGCCATGCGCAAGGCGCGCCTCGCCGTGAACAATCTGGTTGCATTGCAGAAGGCCTATCCGTCCGTCGACATCACCAACGCGCTCGCGGCGGCACGGTCGGCGCTGATCGTCGTTCAGCACATCCTCGCCTCAGGAGCATAGCGCATGGTCACCGCAGCAGACGTGTCAGCCGGCCTCACAGCCGCTGAAACCATCGTCAACGCCATCATCAAGGTCGCGCCCGCGATCGAACGGGGTGTGGTGTCATCGATCCCTTATATTCAGGCCATCGCCGGCCTGATCGGCGGCAAGAACGCCACCGCAGAAGAGATCGATGCGGTGTTGGCCCGGATCAACGCCGAGGTGGACCTGTTTCTGAGTCCGCTGCCGCCCGACGACGGCTCGACCACGACGTAA